AAGATAAGTGAAAATTCTGACATGGCAAAATCCTGGGCAACTTTTTGTTGCTCAGGAACTTATAAATAAAGTTAAATTATAGTGTTGCGGAATTAAGGTATAAAAGAAAAGAAACGAAGAAAACAAAGAAATTTTCCACTTCCTTCCAGTCCCTAAAAAGAGATAACCTAATCCTTTTCCTTCCTTTCCCAGTTCTTCTAAAAAACAATTACGTTATCCTTAGAAGCCTTTTAGGTTTAACCTGGAACATACTCGATATCCTTTCCCAGTCTTCTTTTTTCAAGAATAAATGGGATAAAGGGCATCAAATAAGCTGAAACGAGCAAAAAAGAGGGGAAAGAGAGAGAAAACAAACAAAGGCAAGTCGGAACAAGCATAAGATATTCACTGAAGCGCTGGGACATGAAGCCGGGATGAGGTTGCATGAGCCGCAACAATCTCCATTTAGGGCTTCAAATCAACCTCTCTTCCCCTCAGCTAATAAAAGAATAACTAATATGATTTTTTTTCCTATTCGAGCCTCTAAAACCGGCTGCAAAAGTTTAGTAGTTCTATTGTTATTCGCTATATATACTTTTCCAAAATACCGTCGCAAATAGGATTGTAAGCGTGTCTTTGAATATATTATTACAATTCTTTTATAGATACTTCTACCCCCACTTTGACTGCCGGCAGCATGAATCTGATTTTAGCATTTAGATTCGTTAACCATTCCAGCGTATAAAAACCTCATTTTCCAAAATGAAAGCCCAAAGATGTAAGAGCAGAAACATAGAGTCTGAACGGTAGAAATAGAGGAAAATAAGGAAAGATTACAATGGAGATTTCGGGAAGAAAATAGGGTATTCTGCGAAAAGTTATATTTTAGGACAAGTGGCTGAATAAAAAGAAGGAAGACTAGCAGTAAGTAGTAGTCTCCCAATTTATGCATTTATAATAGGGCATTTTTGATCTAGTCTATTTTATCTTATCTGTCTTAATAAAAAAGGGAAAGCTCCTTAGCATAAGGAGTTAGTCATTCACTTTCTTTTTTTACGTGATACAGGTGCGGGTGCCTTACTTTTAATATCTTCTAAATAGAACAACCAGCTGGCAAAAGAAATTGGCACATTGGGTAATATGCGGCTAGTTATATCAGCACCTTCATCAACTTTCTTATTCTTGAACTCCCATTTTACATTTTCATATTTAATATTATCGTCTGTACGTATGGATTTTAACTCGAAAGCTTTATTATGATACCATGTATTGATAATAACTACGTTAATATGAATGAGAAATAGACGCATCAAATTATTTGTTTCCAAACTCAAATTCTGTCCATGAAAAGAGTGTAATGCTTGTAGAATAAAAGGCTCGAAAAATATTCTTAGGAATTTTTCGGACTCGGAATTTTCTATGTAGGGCAGTAATATTTCGTCTGTAGAATTAGGATCAAAGTATTTTGATTTAAATATGTTGTAATTTCTAGTATAAAAGACATTGAAAAAGTTATCATTTAGAAATTTGCTCATTTTGGATTTATCCATACCAAAAGATTTATCCAAAGTTTTACTATACGCAGACATTATCATGCCAATATCATCGTATAGATGTTTTATTTCGATAGACTTATATTCTTGCGGACACTCCGGATCTTCCAATACTTTTCGCAGGTTACGCATGTCAGATGAAAATTGCTGGAAAGCCGTCACTAATTCATGAAAGCAGATAAATTTCATATTATCGTTGTAAAAGAGGCTTTCATTCAGATCTTCAATGTTTATCTCAACGTAGTCCCAAAAATGAGATGATGGCTTCGTTTTATACTTTGTTTTTTCAAGCATAAAATGAAGTGCAAAAAGAAACACATACGAATCTAACAGATATAGTAACTTTTGCCCAAGCAAAAATTCTTGTATCTCAATATTCATAATGGGCTGTGTGTTTTTCTCTGTTTTTCTCTGAGACGAAAGCGTTTTGACAGCAATAGTCACAGATACTAATGCAATTATTAGTGATACAGAAGAAATTATAATAGCAAACCAGTCCCATTTGTCAAGCCCTAGTTCGCTGGCTATTTCTACAAGAGTATTTGCAATGTCATTTTGATAATTTGCCGCGTCCAAAAGAATCATAATTGTAACACTTCGTTTATAATATTAGATAGAAGGATGTCATTTGAATAGCCATGCTACCATATACACATCACTTCCCTGCAATATTAGAAAAAATCCTCTGTATCTGCAAGTAAAATCTTTATAATGACTCGATATTTAAGACTTTAAGGAGTCAACATAGAGGGTAATAGAAGTAACTAACTTATTACTGCCATTCCATTCATTTTGGTAGATGTATAATATAAAAGAAGAGAGACTAACCGTGAATGGCAGCCTCCCTTAATTAAATATGATACGATATGATTATAATATACCGTTGTTAATAACGGCTGTACTTACCTATCTTTCTAATCTTCTTTACTTTTGCTTTCTGACGTTCCATAAAGATTTCGATTTGCCCTCTACGTCTCAGAAAATATTTGATCCCTTTCGGAGTCACATAAACTGTCGGACCGAACTCGGTGGTTGATTTCGGGTAACGTGTTTCGAGTATCCGCATCTTTGTAGCGCGTCTTGTCGGGAAGTTCCGGTCAATGTCGCCTTTCTTATATACATAGCCAGCTTCGCGGAGATACTCATAAAGTTGATTCCTCCCGATGTTGCAACCATTGCTGACCAAAAGGTCGGAAAAGATGGTAACCGGAATACAATCTTCGTTTTGGCGCACTGATCTTCCGAACTCTGCATCTGGAACAAGTTCCTCTACTTTGCTTTCAAGTTCTCCGATTCTTCCGGTTAGCTGGTTTCTTTCTTGCTTTGTGAGTTGGGTTGTACCCGTTTTTATAAGTTCTTGAATCTTCTTGTTGCACCAATAAGCAAATTCTGGAGATAGCCACCTTGCAAACTCTATTGCGAGATCTTCATGCATCCAAGTTCCCTGACTACCATTACCTCCATTCATAACCATCAGTAAATCAGCCGAGGTGCATATTTGCACTTGTGTTAAAAAACGTAAGAAGCATTTTGCTTGCTGTGTTCTGAGCCAAAAGGCCGGTTTTTTATTTTCTCCAAAAGATTTTGCCATCTCCGTGGCATTGACCATCACGTTCTCACCTTCAGTCCGGAAAGTCACATTCCCGTTTCCATACTTAAATACGACATGTTCTTGTGTCATAATAAAAACAATTTAAATATAATACAATAGAATCTGTGTCATAGGCATGTACGCCCATGGCTATCAATCAATTTATTATTCCGATGTAACAGTTTTTTTGCCAATATTCGGATTTACATAGAAAAAGAGATTTATTCCGCCAATGCGGGGCTTATATATCTCGTACCCCAACTTTCGTGCAAATTTGCCTACACTTGATTTTGTTGCAATCTTACCTGTCTCGTTCTCAAAATGCTCTGCCATTTCTTCATAAGGCATTCTTTTTTTTAATTCCATTTTTCTTTCGTCTTTAAATGAGTTACTAATAAAGGTTTTCCAGGTATAGGGAATGGATTATGAGGAAAGTTGAGCACTTGCAAATAATTATGCTCAAAGAAGGAGTTAATAAATGAAAAAGAAAAAAGAAGCGAATACTAAAAAGAATCCCCGACTATGCTTAATACAACATAATCGGGGAATACAAACGTTCTAATACTGATATTCGTAAACTCAGCCTGAATCCTTTCGTCCACTCCTTATTAAATACGACTGTCGGATTATCGCTCTTTTGGTAAGAATACAGCCTTCTTCATTCAGCTTTGAGTGAAGGAGCGTACTCTCCTTCATTCCGATAATATTTTCATCCAGCGTATCATAAATTGCGGATATACTACCAAAGTAATAGTTCTTCTTCTCAAAAATCAGATACACATGGATTACTTTTATGGTTCTCATATTCTTTATTCAGCAGCTAATTGGAAATACATTTTCTCGAAACTTCCAAATAACAGCTATATGGAAATTCTGATTGTAATAACCTCCTAAATTCGGTCACTATATATTTCCCAAACTTTGGATCAAATGCCCAATTTAGCCACATTATTCACAGGATATGGTACCGTCATTGATAAGTTCATTTATCGTTTCCGCGAACCAGTTTGCCAAATTATCGGATGCCCACCTCAGATATTCCGTTGCCACAAAGGCATCAAGCCATAGCTCAATGGTTCCGTCCACCTTATGTATCTCATGCACAAGCCTATCCGGTTTACATCCCATCTGTTTACACGTCAGGTCTAAAAACTCCGGGGTACTTCTTTTATTCATCCATACCTGTGGCTGCTTGTCCTTATGCAGTGACTCGGCTACTTTAGCCACATCCAGCATTATCCTGTCTGTTTGGATATCCAGTTCAAACCGGACGCCTCTTCTTTCTTCTATTAATTCTAATTTCATGCCTTATCTTTATTATTATCCCCTGCAAGTTCTGACTGAACCTGCAAGGGATACTTTTTTACTTGATTATGATACCTTTTATAATGCCGAACATCTGGAAGATACGTACGATAGTTATAGCGTTCTTCGGTTCCAGCCAGGTACGCGCCACATTCCATGACAAACTTTTGGAGAACTCAAAGTTCTCAATCGCTATCGTGTGATGTGAAAGTTTTCCTTCGGTCGGTTTCAGTCCCTGCTCATGCAGGATACAGAGCCCGTCTTTAAAGAAAGCACAGCCTTCCGTCGTCTGTATCGCCTGTACCATGGGAATCGGGAAAGGAAGGATACCGACAAGCATTCCCACGCTCCACGCTGTTATTCCCAACCTGTCCTTGTAACCGGCTTCAATCAGCTTCATAATATCCTGTGGTGTTCCCAGGCATGGAGTACGTTGGCACTGCGACTTGCATTTTGCGCATTTACAGGACACCGGTTCGCGCCCTGTTATTCTTATGATTCTTTCAATGGTTGTTTCAACTTCTTTCATACTCTGTCGCTTATATGCTTTCTGTTCCACAGCTCAATAATAAATTCTCTTCCGCCGGGTGTCCAACGTCTTGCACCTCCCATTTTATAGGATTTGCCCTTAGCGTTAGTCCAGTAATATGGCACTTCACACTGCAATGCCGAGTGATAGCCGGCTACCGTCCACTGTCCCTTTTCCTTATGTATAATTCCTTCTTCTTCAAGGAACTGGTTAAGGGCACTGGGCGTTACTTGCAGTTCATCGGCAATAGTGGTAGTCTTGAACCAGTCCCTGTCTTCAATGAAACGATTGTAGAATTCTACCTTATGGCGACTTTCCTGTAACTGTTTCTGTTGCTGGGCGGCAAGTAACAGGGCTTCCTCAAAGGTCTTGGGTACCGGAAAATTCTCCGGTGGAGTTTCCGCCTGTTCCCGATGTCTGCGATTCATGGATTGTGCGTCTCTTATGGACACGCTTCCCTGGGTCATCAGTTCTGCTATGCGCTCGTTGCACCATAGAGAAAACTCGGGCGATAGTTGCCTTGCATATTCAATGGCGAGTTCTTCCTGTATCCAGGTGCCACCGCCAACGCCACGGTTCTTCACCACCTGTTCTTCCATGGAGGCTGATTTCCCTTCACGGATAAGTGCGTGCCGGAAGCGTGTTGTAGAGGCTTTGTACAGCCATTCGGACGGATTCCCCCCGAAGCACCTTGCCATATTGGTGGCATTGACCATGGTCTTTCCGTTTTCGGCTTTGAAAGTAACCGGATGATCTCCATAATTGAACACCACCGGAACTTCACGGATAACAGAACCGGAGTTTCCCATTAATCTGTTAGCCCATGTTTCCAGCTCTTCGCAAAGCTTCTTCATCTGCGAATTTTCTTTCTTCACCAGATGTACAAGCCTGCGCACATCACGAGGGGCAATGGCCCATAGCGGTTTGTCACTATCCCGAAAGACTACTTTAGTACTTGACGGGCAAAGGCTCATAGCCTCTTTTGTCTCCATCATAACAGGTCTTTTGATAATCTTACAGAGATCATACAGACACAGCCATATTTTACCTTCTTCTCTTAACATCCTGACAAGGCGGTTTCTAAACTCCGCCTCGTCATATTTTTGTGGTTGTAGGTTGTTATTCTTCATCATTTCTCCCTCTTTTTGCTAGTTTAATCCTTCGTACAAGGGCTTTGTATTTTTGAGCCATTGTCTTGGGACTGTGATAGTTTCTCTTCTCTCCGCACAACTTGTCGTATTCAACAAGTTTCAGTTTGCCCCAGTCAGCTTCTTCTATGTTAATATTGCTGTTTGCTTGTCGGAAATAATACGCGCCAGAGGATATATATGTCCCCGAGCAGGCAAAGGAAACGGCTTGTACCGACGAATATTGATACTTCGCAGCTTCTTGCAGGGAAAAGAATTCGCCCACAAAGTTTCCGGCTCCGTTAAAAATAAGCACACGTGTTGCTGACTTGAAAGAGCTTTTAGTCATAAATCTATATATTTTCAGTAAGTAGTTCTTTCGATAATCGGTCTTTGGCCATCAGTAGTAAACAAGTGTCCGAAAGTACGACACCTCTGAGCAACATGTCCGACATACGTTCCAGCATATATACCCCAAAGCCGGGGTCAATGTAGGTGACGAACAGAAGAGCCAAAGCATAATCAATTAAATGATGCCCGTTCGGGGCGATAATGAAAAGTTCCTTCCCGGATAGTGAATATGCCTCTATAGTAGCATTGATCCAAAAAGGAAAAGCTGCCTTAAATTCCTCTACGGAATGTATATTCGGATCTCCTTTGTTCTTGATATACAATGTAGCGTCAAAATACTCGCAACCGTCACCCCGTACAGTAAATAATAACTCGGGGAATTCCTGATAACGAATTTCGTACCTGGAAAAATCTGTCTTTACGTTTGTCATAATCGTTGATATTTTTACCTGTCAATAAAACGCTGCAAAGATATCTTTTTAGGACGTAACAAAATGAACGGGAAAGAGCGGTAAAATGTGCTCACAGGGTATTACAAACGAGTTTTATGATAATTTTTTCATGCTTTTTTCTGTTAAATATTTATCAATGCAAATACCGCATATATAACTGATATTTCAGCTGTATTTCCATTTTTTGCCTGTCAATACGACTTTTGTAAAGAAAACTTTCAAAATAGTCCTACCCCTATACTTGGTTAAAAATATCTAAATCTATGAATGTAACCACTGACGGTTCCTTTAATGGGGAATTATTGGAAAGCATCTTCCGGACATCAAAAAAAACGATACAGGAATACGTTCGCGAAATCGAACGTAATAACCGGTATAAATCAGTACGGGGAGATGTGACTTTAGGCACGGTATTGGATGACCGGAGCCGGTTGATTGACCTCTATGACGCCTGCCTTCAACAGGACGCCCATATCCGTTCGGTACTGGAGACTCTTGAATCACAGATACTGGGAGACAGATATATGCTGGCACGTATGAATGAAAAGGGCAAATATGTGAAGGATATTGAGGAAACCCGGAAAATACAAGGCACACAGTTTGACAAAATCATCAGGGGGATAGTGGAAGCAAAACTATACGGATATACTTTGCTGGAAATTATGCCCGACATTGATCCACGTACTGGCAAACTGGCGGAGGTGAATATCGTCGAGAGACGTAACGTGCTTCCGGAACAGCATATAGTTGTCAAACGTCAGGGTCTCTGGCTTCCCAACTGGAACCTGAATTCCCGGACCTACCACAAGAACTATATCCTGATAAATACAGGAGACCTGGGACTGTTCTCTGCAACCACCCCTTTGATTCTCGCTAAGAAATTTACCGTAGCGAACTATGTGAACTTCAGCCACACGTACGGACAGCCCATCATTGTGGGAAAAAGTGTTTCGGAAAGCAATACGGACAGAAAACGGCTTGCCAACGAGATAGCCAATGCGGCTCAAAACAAAGTGCTTGTAACCGGACTGGAAGATGAGATCGAAATCAAGGCTTTTACCATGTCGAACTCGGAGAAAATTTATACCAGTCTGATTGAATTTGTCAATAAAGAGGTGGCTAATTTAATCCTGGGTTCTGAATCCATGGCGGGCGGTATGCAGAGCTATGTCGGCTCCACCAAAGCCCACCAGGATATTTTCAGGGAACGCATCGAGGTGTATCGTCGCTTTATAGAGAATGTATTCAATGAGGAAGTGTTGCCCAGGTTGACAGCCATGGGATATATCAAATCCGGGCTGGAATTTAAGTACAGCAACCGCATTGAGATGAACAATGAAGACAGGATCAAACTCTACGGGCTGGTTACTGACAAATATGAGGTGTCGCCTGATGAAATAGAAAAGGAATTCGGTATTGTCGTGGGAAAACAACTGAACCTGTTGGAAATGACTATGGGGATTGACAACGGCAAACCCGGTACTGCCCATGACAGGCACATCATGTCGGATGAAGAATACTACCGCCGTTACGGACATAGCCGGAGCAGCAAGGTAGCGGATTTTCTTATGGGGAGCGATTAGGCGGAAATCCGCTCCCCGGTATGGAGAAAGTTGCTGCCGAAAAAACAGAGGTTGAGCCGGAGAGCAAACAGAAAGAGCAGGCGAAAGAAGAATATATGCTCATTCTTACCGCTTTCCGTCATTTGGTAAATTCACTGGAAAACAGTGCGGAAGCATGGCAGGCTATGGAAGAGATCATCACGCTGCGCACCGCTTCCCTTTATTCCCGTATATTGGAAGGTCTGAAAATAGATTTCGACACAGCACTGGGGCTTTTGAGAAATCATAACGACTTTACCACGCTACAGGAAAAGGAACAACGGGATATTCTCGTTGCCGCCATTGAGAATCTTGTAGACTTTGCTGCGGCAGAACAATATGCCATGATGAATGACACCCGGGAAACAGCTGGTGATGCAGACAGCGAAGACTATGAGAAAATCTGCGAAAAATATAATCTGACGTATGCGGAAACAGAAAATGAGCAGGCGTTATATGCCGCGGGTATTGCCGGGTGGTGGATAAACCAGTCTTCCGATGCGCTGATTACGTATATGACACAGGGTGATGAACGTGTAAGGGAAAGTCATCAGGCTCTCGAAGGGCTTACCTTTCCGAAAAACGCCTTTCCTTCCAGCCTTATTCCACCAATTGACTGGAGATGCCGGTGCTATCTGGACAGTAACGGGGATTATGTGCAGGCAGCCATAGAAACAGACCATATCAAGGAAGTCAACCCCGTGTTCAGTGAGAGCCTGGCTAAGAAAGGCAGAATCTTCTCGGAATCCCACACTTATTTTACTTCGGCCTTTAGAGAGAACCGGAAGATTCAGACGATAATACAAAAACTAAAGAATAAACTGTTATGCAAAAGATAAGCCTTGATGAGTTTTGTAACCAATGGGTTCCGCAGGCCGGCAGACAATCCCTGACGAGCCGGCTAGCTTTCAATGCTTCGGAATTTACCACACTTGCCGGGGCTTTCTCACGCCGTTTCTTCCAGATGTCCTTTGCGCAGGGCGGATTCTATGCCAGCGGCAACCGGTGGACTCCACGCACGTCACGATGGGGCAAGAAGTTTACCCATCCGACTATGATTGATACGGGCAAACTGAAAGGCGGTATCAAGGGCGCCCTGGTAGACAAAGAACGGGGTACACTGAAAAAGATGCATGAGTTCGGTTTCAAGCGGTGGTACACCTATGAAATAGAGACTGACGCTGAAAGCTTTGCGGAGAAAGGAAAGAGGGGACGGAATAAAAATGCCAAAGGTTATGCGGCCATTCACAATACAGCGCCGGAAGTATCTCCTTATACAGTCAACCAATATTCTACCCGCAAGCCTGTCCAGCGGCAGTTCATCGGTTTTTCAGAGAGACTGGACAGTTATATCAATGAACATTACGTACCTATCATTTTCAAGAAATTCCCATGATAAAAGACAAAGAAAGCAGGCCGGAAGTTTCAGAAGTTATCCCGCATAAAAAAGAGATTGCCGTTCCGGAAGAAGTATCGGAAAATCCGTTTGTGAACATGTATGAAGCAGTACGCCGGGCGTTATTCACCCTGCGTGAAGATGCTGATAATCCGTTAAGCCCTCCGTATTTCAAGACTGTGCGTATGGACAACGGACAGTTTGACCGCATTATCCGGAGCGATAATATGGAATATGAGACGGTATTTCCGGCTGTATTCATACATTTTGTAAATGTGAGGTACCTGGTTCAACAGCAGCGTATCGGTGAAGGAAGGGCAACGATGCGTATCCGTTTCATCCTGAATAACCTGAATAACGGTGACGACAGCATGGAGTGCGAACCCTTCCGTATCTTCCAGCGCATCAACATGGCTATTCAAGACGCAAAAAGTTACGAAGCTGCCCTGAACGAACGCTGTAACCTGCTTTATTTCGACATGCCGACCACAACGAATATGCTACAGGCTTACTGGGTGGATTACGAGGTGTGGTTCCGGGAGTCTTCCGCCTGGAAATACCGTAAATGGGTAGAACGATATGTGGTCATGCCGCCCTTTACTAATCACGATGATGCGCCGGAGCATGACAAGGACAGCCATGGGAACCACAAGACACCCGGATATCCGGAAGCATCGGGATTTACCGGTATCGAATAAACTCTTTAAGGCAGAATGTTCCTATACCTGGGAAATACCTTAATCCAATCTATGAAAACCAACGACCTTCAACTTGTTTGCGGAGAAGTCCAACCCGGCGGGGTAAGCATGATCCGTTTCTTTGGCAAGGTGACTGCTGAATCAACAGCACGTTTTAATGAAGAGTTCGAATATCTTGAAACGGTTGTCCGCCCGTCGCTTATCAGAGTGCTGATAAACAGCGAGGGCGGTTCCGTTTTACATGGTATGACAACTTATGCCACCATTCAAAATTCGACCGTAGATACCGAGTGTGTCATCGAGGGCATGGCGGCGAGCATGGGGTCGGTGTTATGGGCAGCCGGAAAACGCTCCCTGATGCGTGATTACTCCATTCTTATGATTCATAATCCGTTTTTGCCTTCAGCGGAAGAAGGAGAAGCTTCAGAACTCGTCAGGGCATTTACACGTCAGATTGAAACGATTTACCGCAAACGCTTTTCCCTTACTGCCGAACAAGTACAAAGTATCATGGCGGGCGAAACCGGGAAGGACGGCACCTACTTTGACGCATCACTGGCAGTCAGCGCCGGCATCATTCCGGAAAAGAACATCCTGCATACCTGTCCCCAGCTCTGTGAAAAAGTAAAGAACAGCATCTCGGGACTGGAAGATGCAGAAGCCATACAAAGTGTAATGGCAAGAATAACCGCCCAGGCTGCTGACAATCCTATACCTGCACAGAAGAACATTAACCTGAATACTATGAACGAAGAAAGAACCATTCCTTTTGAACTTGGCGCAGTAGCAGCCAGCCTGGGCATCAAGGATAAATTCGAAGTCAAGGATGTTATGGCGCGTATCTCTTTATTGATGAACGTAGAGGCATCCCTTGCTGAAGCCAACCGGAAACTGACGGATGCGAATACTGTCCTTGCAGGAAAGGACGCGACGATAGGCAACCTGCAAAAGGATTTAGCCGGGACTGTTGCCAAATTGAGTGTATTTGAAAAAAAGGAATCAGACGAAAAAAAAGCCCGTATTGAAAAACTGGTAGAGAATGCCGTAACTGATGGTAAGATCGAAAAGGAAAGCAAGGTGCAGTGGCTGGAAATGGCTGCCTCTAATTACGAACTGGCAGAGAAGACATTGGCTTTTATTCCCGCACGCGACAAGATTACCCATGAAATTGCTGCTGATCCGGACAATGTGCAAGCCGCAAAGGCTGCAACCAGGACAGCGGCAGAAAAGATGGCAGAAAGAGTAAATGCCGTTGTAGGGGAAAAATTCGAATTTAAAAAGATGTCCTGACAAACGGGAATATCATCAACCTTAATCTAAATCTAAAGAAATAACATGGCAGAAGCAGCTAATACAGTGTCCTTTCTCCAAAACGGCTATAACGGTGAAGTCCTTGAAGACTTGCTCACCTACACCGCGCAGGGAAACGATACTTTTAAAGAAGGTCTGATTCATATCAAATCAGGCATCCAGCACAAATACACCTTACCCGCCATTCGTTTGGGAGACGTCATTCAGGACAATGTGCCCACTCCGACAAGCACCCATGGTGCCAAGGGTGAGAACGGGGAAAACGAGTACGAATTCACCGAACGTTACCTGATTCCGCAGGAGTTTATGGTCTACATGGAGTTCAACCCGCGTGACTATGAGAAATACTGGAAATTTGCACAGCCCGAGGGCAATCTGGTCTTCCGTGAGCTGGACCCGAAGATTCAGGCAACCATGTTGCGTTTGTTGATGGACAAGAAAAACGAGTATATCGGCAATGCTATCTGGACAAGCGCCAAGGGCGGTTCGGCAGCGGCAGGTATCACTTGCCCGGCAGATTCCATTATCATCGGGCGTAACAAGGAAAAATACTTTGACGGTGCTATCAAGCGCATCATCGACAACGTGAACGCAACGGACAAGGAAACTATCACGGGCGGCCAGTGTATCCTTTCGGGAAATACGGAACTTACCGACGGAGCGGCAGTAGAAAAGGCGCTTTATGGTATGTGGAAGAAATGTCCCAAACAAATCCGTAAGAAAGCCGGGCTGACATTCCTTATGAGCTGGGAAGCGTGGGATGCCTACGACCAATATGTAACGGACAAGATGGTGAAGTATTCCGAGAATACGGAAGTAAACCGTTATCGTTTTAAAGGAAAACGTATCATTCCCCTCGTCGGTGTGCCGGAACATACTATCGTGCTTGGCGAATTCTCAACAGGTATGGAATCGAACCTCTGGATGGGAGTCGATTATGCAAATGACACCGAAGTTCTGAAGATTGACCGTTTGCAAAGTAACTCGGAACTATTCTTCTTCCAGATGCGAATGAAAATGGATGTGAATATCGTCCGTCCGGGCGAGATTGTAGTACATACCGCATACAAGAAAACACCTACTTCCTGAGCCTTATTAACTTAAATCTTAACTCTATGACAGGGGAATAGGAAATTGCCTGTTCCCCTTTTTTCTAAACCTAATCAACGACTATGGCAAAACAAATTAAACCGGATGAAGAAACGGTCACGACACAGGAAACACAAGCCCCGGTTCCTGCTCCACCATTAACCCCGGCACCAACGATCAAAGAAGAAAAGCCGGAGGCTTATGTACTTTCCGTATTACAGGCGTTCCCCGCTTACGAACAGCTCTATGTGGACAAGCACGGTGGCGCTTTTACTCCTGATACCCCCGAGAGCCTCCGGGAAATGGCAACGCTCTACAGGAATCCTTATTTCACCAAACCTTAATTCTATTCTTATAATGCTAGGTAACGTATTTATTAAAGACACGGACGGGAATATTCCATATACAGGCGCATCCGGTAACGAGAAGGTTACCGGGCTTCTTTTCGACGTGTCCCTGCAACCGGAGCTGTTTACCGCCGGTTACGGGAAAAACAACGAAAACAACGTAAAACTGAACGATGTGCTTTATATCACCAGCCGCAAATCAGCTGTAAAAGACTTCGGTATCATTGAACGTGTGAAGGCAACGGAAGATGAGGAAAACAATGCGAACTTCTTCCACGGCATCCCGTATTATCATATATCCGAGTTCTTCCGCTTGTCAGGCAATATCGACGGCAACGGCAGGCTGTATGTGATGTTTGCCGACTGTTCTGTTTCCTGGGATGCTATTGACACGATGCAGCGTGTTGCGGGCGGAACCATTAACCAACTGGGTATCTGGACGGAACAGCCGCTGTGGAAACTCAATGGTGAAGGTGAAAAGTATAACCTGAACCTTGTGAAATCCGTTAATGACAAGGCAGTCGCTTTGGCAGAGCAGAATCAGCCACTTTCAATCGTTTTGGCAGCAAACTGTTCCAATACCGGTACTGATACGACAGACGGCATGAAGATAGACCTGAACAAGATTCCAACAGCTATTTGTGAATCCAGCCGTACATCGGTTGTATTCGGGCAGGCTTGTTCGGAACTGGTATCCACCATGCAGAAATGTAATAAGAATCATGCTCCGGTGGGCATAATCGGAGCTTTTCTCGGCTGTCTGGCACGAGCGAACGTACAGGAATCAATTGCCTGGGTACAACAATTCAACCTGTTCAGCGATGATTTCCAGTCCATAGAATTAGGGTTTGGAGATATTAACCAGACGTCACAGGAAGAGTTTATCAGCACGAACCTGTATGAGTCCCTGTCACCTACATTGTTGGACGATTTGGACGATAAAGGTTATATCTTTCCGATTAAGTATGCCGGGTTGGAGAACGGGATTTACTTCTCCAAAGATCAGACGTGTTCAGCCGGGGATTATCGTACCATTGCCCGGAACCGCACTATTAACAAGTCGCGTCGTGCCGTTCGTGCCGCTTTACTTCCTTATGTAAACGCACCTTTGATGGTTAATCCGGCTACCGGCTTGCTCGCACCTTCCAAGATCACTGCCTTCAAAACGCTGATCTCCGATGTACTTGCCAAAATGCAGACCGCACAGGAAATCAGCGGGTATGCAGTGACGATTGACTCGAATCAAAATGTGCTTCTCAATGATACGCTGAGAATTGGATTTGTACTTGTCCCCATTGGAGTATCTGTGAAAATCTATGTGGAAGAAGGCTTGTCATTGACAGCCAAATAACTTAACCTGAAAACTTTATACTATGGCAATCATAAACAATGTCGCTTATAGCTGGAGCATGATTACGCTCGCTTCGACCGCTTTGGGAATAGACGAAGGAAGCACCACGCTTGAAGGTGTTTCCGGTATCAAATGGAACAAGAAAAGAAAGATTGAGAGCAACTATGGCATGGGCGGAAAGCCTGTCAGCCGTGGTTTCGGGAATCTGACCTACACGGCATCTGTAACGATGGATTATGCCACCCAGCAGATGTTACGCTCGACTTATGGCAGTCTGATGGACATTGGGGAATTCGACCTGATTATCTCTTTCGCCAATCCTATGGCAAGTGATGACTGGACGACTACTACCGTCACTCTGAAAGGTTGTATCTTTTCCGAAGATGCGATGGAGAGCCAACAGGATGACACGAATATTACGCATGAGTTTGACTTGAATCCTTTCGATATTGTGGTAGGTTCGTAAAGACCCTCTAATTCCTATTTAGAGATCGCATCCTTTCGGTGCGGTTTCTTTTTTTTACGATGAAGGACCCTTCCTCTAAATTTATGTAGTTCAGTGCTTTTAACCCAAATACCATTAAATTTAGGATGAATCAAAACACATAAAATGAATATAAGGATGCATAAAAATAATAAGAATAGAATGCTAGGGACATACTTTTCAAACCAAACTTCGTCCAATTGAAATTTATTAATATGCAGAAAGCAATGGATTATAAAAGCAGCGCACCATATAACAAACGAAATTTGACCTATTGCAATATTTATTTTGGATGGAGAATAAGCTCCACCTTGACACCTAAAGATACAGTCATTTATATCTGTAGCATTGTATCCTTTTAAAAGTTGATACTGAAATCCACCTATAGGTGATTTGCGTATTCCGGAATTAAGAACTTCTTTACTCACTAAATTTTCGTCACACTCAAAAGCATCAATAGCATGTTCATATCTCTCATACCATGCTTTCGAACCTTTAGCCATCATAATCCAAAGAGAAGAAAAAATAATATTAACTAAGCATAGTACGAGAGCTATATTATTTAATATATAAGCTGACGAAGACACAACATATTCTACATTATCAAACAGTTTTATTGTAATAACTCCATATCCGGTAAAACATAAAACGAGTATAGTTGTCAAAAATATAGAACGCTGCCAAAGATGTGATAATTCAAAATCCCGGCATCTCCATAATGAATCTCTTATATCTTTAGTTGTTATCTCAGAGTTAAGAACAATATTATCAGTGTTAATGGTATATTTCAATCTGTTTTTACTGCCTTTCTCTTTTTTAGCTTTTCTCCTCATATTCTTAGGTATATATTTTCACAAATGTAAATATATACCATTTTTGTCAGAATAGCTAATATATTTCAATAAAATCATCCGGATTAGTTGTATACTGTTTTGACAAGTATTCACTTTTCAGCGCCCATTTCTTACCGGTCCCTTGTGCAGCAACCTTCAAGACCTTTGTACCGTATTTCTTATGGACTTCATCCAGTACTTCAAGTACTTTTTGGTGTTTTACTCTGTCACGCTCATCAAACAGATTTAGTTGCACGTTATTTTGAGGTACAATATCCATGACAATAACTCCAGCTTTCTTGTATTGATACCCTTCCTTATATATATTCTTCAGTGCGAGTCTCGCATAATGGATGAGTTCCGTTACATCATTAGTTGGCGTAGGAAAGCTTATTATCCGGCTATTGTAATACTGAGGTAAATCCTCTCTAAATCGGTTGGTATAAATAAAGACCTGAAGCATTCCTGCACAGGACCGTTGGGTACGAAGTTTACGGGCACAGGATGCCGTAAAATTGGCAACTGATTCCATAAGTGTATCAAAATCCCCAATCATCTCCCCAAAGCTTCGTGAGGTACAAATGGTTTGCTTGTCAGGAGTCATCTTCTCCAATTCTATCGCTGGTATCCCTTTCAGTTCTTTCCAAGTCCTTACACCAACAACCGTCATCATGTTCCTTACCCATGATTCACTTTTTTGCGTGAAATCAAAGGCTGTCTTTATACCGTGATACTCCAGCTTTTTCTGATAGCGGCGCCCGATCCCCCAGACATCTCCAATCTCGAACTGTTTCAGGGCTTTTATTCTCTTGTCTTCATTGTCAATGACACAAACGCCATTATACCCCTTGTACTTTTTCGCAAATTTGGAAGCCACCTTTGCCAATGTTTTTGTTGGTGCTATCCCCATTGATACAGGGATTCCTGTCCCTTTGGTAACTGTCCTGACTATGGTACTGCCGTATTCTTTCAGGTTATAGTTTTCAAACCCTTTAAGAGACAGAAAACTTTCGTCGATTGAATATATCTCCATATCCTCGACAAATTGGCTTAGGATTGTCATCACCCTATGGGACATATCTCCATATAAGGCGTAATTGCTGGAGAAAACCACTATTCCATGTTGCTCTATCAGTTTAGCCAGCTTGAAAACCGGTTCTCCCATAGGAATACCAAGAGCCTTTGCCTCGTTACTTCTCGCAACGACACAACCATCATTATTGCTTAGAACGACAATTGGTACATTCCTTAAATTCGGTTGGAACACTCTTTCACAAGATGCAAAGAAATTGTTGCAATCGACTAATGCATACATATTTTTATCCTCTTTTCTTTCTTCTGTTTTCTTTAATCGTATGGGTGACAATACCCCAAACTATAAATTGATTGTCTTCCGTTACTTCTATGGAAGGAAAATCAGGATTGGAAGGTACTAGCCATACAATTTTCTTTCTTCTGTCTACTTTGACGCGCTTCAGCGTAAACTCTCCTTCCAAAAAGCAAACACACAAGTCACCGTCCTCCAAGTCCAGTGATTTATCTATTATTAGTAAATCACCCGGCTCTATCCCTTCATCTTTCATAGAAACTCCTTTTACCCGCCCGATAAAGCTGGATGAAGGATTCTTTATAAGCTCTTTGTTCAAGTCATAGCTCAACTCCATATAGTCTTGTGCCGGAGAAGGGAATCCAGCCTGAATCCCTTCATCGGCATAAGGTAATAATTGCTCACTTGAAGCATCTATTTTAAATATTTCGAGCCAATCTTTCATATAAAAGCGTTTTCAAAAATAACAATCCTGATTGATATTTGATTGATGCTTAGGTATATTTGTATTTCATTAGCGAAATATTGATGAGCCTTATATTTCAACCTTCAACGCGTCGTCTCCCTATACGTTAAGGAACTTAACCTAAACTCTATGGAACTTAACCTGATTCATGACATTGACTGTCTTTCCGGATTGAAGACACTGCCTGACGAATGTATTGACTGTTGCGTTACTTCTCCGCCTTATTTTCACATGAGAGATTATGGCATTAACGGGCAGATCGGACTGGAAGACTCTCCCGAACAGTATGTTACACGGCTTGTCGAGATATTCCGTGAAGTACGCCGGGTTCTCAAAAAAGAAGGCACATTGTGGCTGAACCTGGGTGATTGCTACTATGGTAGCAGCAAAACTCCTGGGAAGTTACTGAAGAATAAAGACATGATCGGTATCCCCTGGATGGCAGCCTTTGCCCTGCGTACCGATGGCTGGTATTTAAGAAGTGACATTATCTGGCATAAATTGAACCCGACGCCAGAATCTGTGAAGGACAGATGTACCAAATCTTATGAGCATATTTTCCTGCTAAGCAAGTCTCCCAAATACTTCTACGACTATAAAGCCATTTCCGAGAAATCAGTATGGGCAGAAAAAGATAAACGTTTTATTAACGGCCCGACACAAAGCGAACGTATGATTGGCAGTCAGTACCAATGTAAACGCAGCGGAGTATTCAGTAAAGACGGCCTACGCAACAAAAGGGATGTATGGAGTGTAAAAACGTCCGGATTCAAGGGCGCACACTTTGCAACTTTTCCTCCGGCGCTTGTCACCGATTGCATCAAAGCGGGCTGTCCGATAGGTGGTATTGTACTTGACCCGTTCATGGGAGCCGGGACTACCGGGCTTGTTTCCCGAAATTTGGAACGAAACTACATTGGCTTTGAACTGAACCCTGATTACGTGGCAATCGCAAATAAACGCATACAAGAAACGATGGCTAACTGATTCAACCTTTTCAAAATCCCTTTCCCTATACTTGGGAAACAACGTTAAACAACTTACATCATTATGGAAGACAAATCACTTTCTCTTGAACTGGAAACTCAAATCAAAGAAAAAGCAGTCAAGCTTAAAACGGAAAAGAAGCTTAGAAAAATCTATCCGCTTGTCGTATTCGGGGACCAGTCCTGCGGAGAAAAAGAACTATATGTAGCTTATATGGCAGAGCCTACTTTCAACCAGTTCTCCAAGTTTATGACAGCTTCCAAAAAGGACGAGGTAATGGCAATGAAGACACTTGCCAAAGACTGTTTTATCGACGGTGACAAAGAACTTGTCGATAACGAAAGCCTCTTCCTGTTCGGTCTGATGGGACAACTCTCTGAAATCATCGCTACCCGCCAAAGTACTCTTGTAAATTTATAGCAAGCTGGGAAGTACATGACGACCAGCGTATCAGACAAAGACTGATATATGTTCGTCACTACTTTCCCGGCGTGAATCTGGATACTGTCAGCGATGAGGACTTTGCCATGCTCTCGGAAGACGCACTTTGGTTACATTACCAAATGACAATAGCCAAAGCGGCAAATGCAACCCTTTCTGTTTAATCATACTTTTTACTTCATTACTCTATCTTATTTTTATTGTTATTTTAGTTCGATTCATTTTGTTTTTCCCTGCCGCCCATAAAAGCGGCAGGGTTTTTCATTTTAATCGCCTGTCCTGTTTTGAGCCTATTCTTCCCAAACCTAACCTATCTGTATTATGTCACAAGTTAAAGATTACCAGGTCAATTATTCTATCAATGTCACCGCTACCGAAGGAGTTCAGGAAGTAGAACGGTTTGCCAGGGCTATGAAGCAGCTCAGTGAAGCCCGTGGTTCTTTCCTTCCCGCTGTCAAGGGAGTCAATGAGATGATGCAGGAAATTGAAAGAACGTTCCGTCCGAAAGGTAAGAAGCGGGATTACTCCTTCAAGCTGAATATCGAAACGAACAAAAGCGAGGAAAAACTTTCAAGGGTAAAGAATCTGATACAGGAAATCAAGGAGATTTCAGGGAAAATCAACCTGGTTGTCAATGCCGGAGAGAAACTGGATAGCAATACCATACGTTCACAGGCAAAAGCGCTTGTGAACAAAAAGGAGCTGGAAGGACAGCAGAAAGCCATACGCAAAACCGCTTCGGAATCCCTGAAAACGATCTCCGAAAAACAGAAGGACATCACCCATGCCATTGGTAAAATCAATTCCGCCCTTGCCGGCCTAGATAAAGGACGTGAAATCAATATCAGGACAGATGTAGCCAAAAATCGCCTGACTGAAATACTCGGTCTTCTCAGACAGATTAAGACGGCATCCAATATCAATATGCCTTTCCAAATGGGTAATGGCAAAGTAACGCCACCCGCCATTACACCTGCCAGCGTATTCCGGACCGGCTCCATTCTGACGGACAAAGTATGGGAACGGCAGCAAAAACAGTATGGCAAGGCAAGTGAAGCCCGTATGATGCGGGATATAGAGGCCCGACAGGAAGCGGAATACCGACAGAACATACAAAAGAAAAAGGATGCCTTCAGACATACGAATGAGTGGCTGGAGCGTAGGGCAAAGAGATACGAATATTACGAACGGGCAAAGGTTGAACGTATCCTGCGCCAGGAGCGGGAACAGGAACGACAGAGCAAGCGTGATGCCGCTGAAGCAGCCAGGCAGCAACGGGAACAGGAACGGCAGCAGCGTAGTAACGCCGCAGAAGCTGCCCGTAACGTACGAAAGCAAGTCGTTGCCGGTGAAACGGCATACGGAAGCAAACGACGTGCGGCCATTAACCGCCTGCAATATTCCAAACGACCTTCCATACGTAACCTGCCACTGGTAAACATGTTCAATGCTTACATGGCTTACAGCTTTGTCAAGTCCGAACTGTCTTCCGCTGTGGATTACAGCAATATCATGGAATCCGCCCGCAGTATCCTCCGGGTAGCTGACAGTGACCTTTCCAGCTTTGAGTCCCGTTTTAAGCAGATGTCCTTCAACGTAAGACAAATCGGTGTGGAAACCAAATTCACTGCGCTAGAAATTGGTTCGGCAGCCAAGTTCCTTGCCATGGCAGGCATGGACATTGCCACGATCAACGCCTCTATGCGTCCGATTACCAATCTTGCAACTATCGGGGACAATGATGTAGGACTGATTGCCGACCTGACAACCAATATCATGTCCGGCTACAATATAAAAAGCAGCAGCATGGGGTCTGTTGCGGATATTATCACGTCCACTATATCACGTGCGAACGTAAACGTAGTCGAAATGGCGGAAAGCTTCAAAATGGCGGCAGGCTACCTGAAGCTTGCCGGTGTGGATTTTACGGAAGCGTCGGCAGCTATCGGTATTCTGGGTAATGCCGGTATGAAAGGCACTATGGCGGGAACAGCCCTGCGTGCCATGTCCACCCGTTTTGCCAAACCGACGAAACAGGCGGAAGAAACGCTGGACAGGCTGGGTGTCAAGTTTACACATTTCGTCGAGGTAGCCGGGAAAAAGATGGAAAAACTTCGTCCGCTTGCCGATATTTTCAAGGACCTGCACGACGCCGGAGCATCCATGGAAGACATGATCTCCATTTTCAGCAAGATTGGCGGTAATGCTGCCATGCAGTTCGTGGTGAACTATGACAAACTAAGGGTGCTCACTACACAGAATCGTGCCAGTCACGGCATCTCGGAAGAATTGGCACTGGCAAAACAAAATACGACCAAGGGACTGTGGGCACAGGTGACATCCACCTTGACGGAAAGTTTCATGCAGGCGTATGAAGTGGTAGAGCCCGTCATCAAAAGTGTACTGAAAGATTTTCTATCCAAATTCAAGGCTCCTGAATTTGCACGGGGCATCGCAGCTATTGGTCGGGCATTACTGGATGTTTGTTCCCTTCTTGCCAATATCAGTACATGGATGGCACGCAACTTTCACTGGATAGAACCGCTGCTCTTCACCGGCTTTGTCGCTACCCGCATATTCAAGCTGGCGGGTGCCATAACGAACCTGGGTGTGGCTATCGGTTTTATCGGCAAACAGTCCGCCGCCTCTTCCAGCCTTCAGCTACTTGCATCCCTAACGGGAGGAATGGGTGGAAAAAAACTTTCCTTTGCCAATAAACGGGCTATCGTCTCCGCCTTGCAGGGCGCGGGCGTTACCGGTAAAGGAGCTATGGTAAAGGCAATAGGCGGCGGATTGATTACACGCGGCGTCTTTTCCACTCTCTTCTCCAACCAGGTAGCCACAGGAACCGGCATTACAGGCGCAGCCGCTTCACTTTCCGCTGTCGGAGCGGGTGCGGTCGCAGCCACAGCGGGTGTTGCGGCACTTGTAGGCGCTTTGGGATGGGTAGCCTACAAAACATGGCAGATAAAGAAAGCCAAGGACGCTGTACTTGAAGAGGTCAGCGCTAACGAAAAGTATCATTATCCTTCCATTGACGCACTTCATAAATCACTTCGTGAGACTTATCTCCAGGCATTGAAGACAAAAGAAGCAGTAAATAACGTCACGGAAGGCAAGACACTCGAAGAGGAATCCGGGCAGAAGATAGGTACCTTCACATCTGAATGGTGGACTGCTTTTCTAAGTGTTTTAGGAGCCAGTCAAACACATTCGGTACCGACTTACAGCTATGATGACGCCTATCAGAAGAATGCCCGTGATGCCATAGGTGTGATTGCAAGAAAAAGCGGGCAACAGCAGATAAGTTCCGCTTATGCGGAGCTGGGCAAGTTGTCCGATCCTCTGGCGGTAGGTGCCTTTATTCAGAACATAGACAGCAAGTACCGGTATGATTCCAAGCAGCTGAACCGGAACCTTTACGTCGTGCAAAACGGAAAAATATTGTATAACAGGGGAATGGATAAGCTTACAGCCAGGGACGCTGCACGAACACCTACTTTCGCCGCCTATCAGAACACCGAAGTTATCCGTTCCATACAAGTGGGTGCGCAAAGTTATCTTGATGCAATACGTTCACAAAGCGGTGCCATGCGCAGACTGCGGGAAACCGGGTTCAGCTTTACAGAACTGGGAAAAGAAGGATTTTATCTCAAAGGCGGGAAATGGATACAGAAAGAAGCCGGGAAAGATGCGACTGACGAACAGCGGCAGAACCTGATAGCCGGAAAGCAGCGGGTACAGGACAAGCTTATCACGATGATGGGCAAACTAAGGGACGCATACGGCGGCAATGAACAAATCGCTGAGAATATTATGCGAAAAGCCGGATTCGACGCATCGCTCTATGCCAATGAGCCCGGATACAACGACAATCCATTCGACGCCATGCGTGTCACGACCGACGGGGCGGATGACGGAATGGCGGGCGGTAACTATTCGGGAACCGGAAAATTATCTTCGGCAGCCCCTAAACAGGTAATCGTCCAAATCACTAATCTTCTGAGTGTAGGCACCATTGACCTGATGAAGTCCCCTGAAGGACAACAGGCGGAAATTCAAGATCTGAAAGGACAGCTGGCGCAGGCGCTTATTGATGTCGTCCATGACTTTGACGCGTCATGGAACGCTTAATCTATAAATCCAATAAACTATGAGCAGACTAATTAATATCGGTGTAAGCACAATCCTGAGCGGAGGTATCATCGGCAGCGGCAGTGCTGAAAATTATGTAAGCGATGCTGCCCGCCGTGCTCTCGGCATGGGCTTGTCACAGTTTACGGACGGACAGGTGCATTACTTCAGCAAGGACAAACAAATCCTTAAACGCGCTATCGTCCAGGCGGTTTCACAACTTGCCTATGGGATGTTACGGTCCTATCCGAGATACCTGAAATACTGGGAGCAGAAAGAGAGGGACAAGTACCTGCAAACAAAGTCACAGACCAGCATCGCCAACAAAACGGGGCAATACTACCAGCTTATCAGTGAACAGCAGGCGGTTGCCAAGAAAAAGAACTATTCGGACAGCATTGTCGGAAACGTGGTGAAGGATTATCTGGAACTGTCTGTCGGTACCGAAGGGACACACTTTAATACGGAATCCGGAAAAATAGAGCCGAACAGCAAATACGGGCTGGTGACATTCGTGGATTTGCAGCCGGGTGTACAGGTTAGCAGCAAAAATAATATAGTACTGACCACTGTGCAGGGGCGTGACTATACTCGCAAAGAATTCATTTCGGGCGGTGATTTGGAAATTACCATAAGCGGAAAGATAACCAGCAAGTATCCGGACGTGTACCCGGAAGCCGAGGTCAGCAAATTCCTGAAACTGATGCAATATAAAGGAGTGATTGAATGTGACAACACCATTCTTCGCCAGTTCGGAATAGAGAAATTGATTGTACTCAGCTACTCTTTTCCGGCCAGCGATTGCAGGAATATCCAACCCTATTCGCTTTCCTGCGTGGCGGTAGAACCTTCGGAGGCAGTTGAATTAAAACTGGCATCGGAAGAAAAGGTAGATACCGCCATCAAGCATACGAATAAATGGATTAGGCTTGTTCAATTCGGAACCAAAGTCGTAGATCCTTCTTCACTCTTAACCCTGACAAAGCAATGGCTGTAAATACTCTGGATGTATTAAGTTGTAAAATAACTATCGGGGATGCAGACCCGGGCAACCCGATGGCAATTCTGAATCCGATAGTCCTGACGGAAGTACAGGAGATCGAGATTGTGGAAACCTATAAGAAACTGATAGGAACCGCCAAAGTTATTTTCCCCAAGGGAACGGTATGCCAGAGCACGATTATTGTCAATGCCACCCTGGAAGGGAAAGATGCTTCACGTATCACCACCGAAGTAATGGAAGACGGGATAATCATTGAGAAGAGAAATTCACAGGCGGCTGTCGGAAAAGACACATTTAAAACCGGGCAGAGGATCAATATCAAACTGGGATATAACGGTGTGTTGAAAAATATGTTCGACGGCTACATCACTGCCTATAATTCCGACAGCCTGTTCGAACTTCGATGTGAGAATATGGCATATAAGCTTAAACTCAAACAGGCGCCCAAATTTGTAACACCTCTCACAACGAAGGTGAACGAGGTGCTGGGAGAAAAATATAACCTGCTTAAAGATACCGGATTTGAAATACATAGCGAAACCAAGAGGTTCGACATTAATATCGGACAGGTCAAGGTGACGGACAATTTCACGGTCGCCGATGTACTGAATGACTGGAGCAAGTTCAAGGTGTATTGCTTTTTGAAATACGATGAGGACTCTCCGGACGCCATGCCCCGCATTGCCGTGGGACGTCCTTATTCTTTTTCCAAAGCGCAGCCGTCTTTTCCGGGAAGTGACAATACGGTTCCCTATAAAATATACTTCAATTATCATGTGGCCGAAAGTAGCTTGAAAGTGCTGAAAGTAGACCCGAAGTTCCTGGCCGTTACAGGCAAGGCATTAGGAGCCGATGAAAAGTTCTTTGAAGTGACCGTACGCCTGAATCCTGATTATGATGCGGGTAAATCAGGTAGCAAGGAGTTTCAGACTATCAATGCCACGCAGATCAGCCGGAAAACGCACAAGGTGACCGGAAACACGACGGCATCGGGAGCCGACACCAGAACAAAAGTGGATTTAAGTACGTACACAGTAGTGCCTTATATGTCGCCCAACATGAAGATAAATTCCGATAAACTGGTAGAAGAAACCATTGAATATTTTAAAAACTATAATCTGAACGGCATTACGGGAACGGTTTCCATTTTCGGAGATTTCGGGCTTCCCTCCGCTGTGCAGGTAGAGCTGACGGATGACAGAAATCCGAGTAAAAACGGGACTTATATCGTTGAGGAAGTAAAGACAACGTTCGGCACAAAAGGATACCGGCAGACCTTAAAATTACCCTATAAAATAACAAAAGGAGAAACACAAAGCTATGGAAACAACAAGTAACAACAGTCAGCAGGTGATTGCCGAGGCAATCCGCAAGATTGCGTTGGGACGGAGTATGGAGCGCATCAGTATGTCTCCGTCAGGTACCAGCGGAATCGGAACGGCACGTATGATTCACGGCTATGTCGCCAAAGTACATGACAATCCGGGCGACAGTGAATACAAAGAATATGCCGGAACAATTGATGTGGGTGAGTTTCCTGACGAGACGGCATCTTCCGAGCCGGTCATCCACAAAGGCGTCTTGCTTGCCGGGCTTAAAGACAACTCCGGCGGATTCCTGATAATTCCTACCTTATTCTCGGACGTAACCATTGTAACGGATGCGGCAACTAAGTATGCCTATGTACTGAACTACTCCCACGCAAGGGTTATCCAGCTCAGTTCCCACGACGAAACCATTATCGGAGTCACGGAAACCGAAGAACTGGACGCAGAAAACAATGATTCGCCGGATTATGACGAACTGGAGAAGACCGGCAACGAGAGTTCAACCAAATATACTGCGAAAAAGATAACCGCCACCGTAAAGAACAAGGACGGCAAAGAAGCCGTACAAACTCTGGAACCGGAGATCATCAGTCAAAAGGTGGACAAGTCCGGGATGACACAAACAACCGATAAGATTCAGCAGAAAGTAGGAAGTACCACTGTTACCCTTGCCGATAAGAAGGTAACGCTCGGTGATGAAAACGCGACGGAACCGCTGGTGCTTGGCAACCAGCTGGCACAACTGATGCTGGAGTTTATCACCGAGTGTTCCAAAATAACGACTCCTACACTTATGGGGACCATGCCGGCCATTAATGTGCCGAACTTCGCCTCACTGACTTCCAAGATACAGAACTTTCTCTCTAAAACCTCATATACCCAATGACAGAACTATTGCCGGGCATCGAAGCTCTTGATAAGGACAGCCTTTGTTACTCCATCTATTCCCAACTGTACCACAACTTCTTTTATGCCCAGGATGCCGGGACAATCATGGAAGGCGACCAGACTTCCGTTCGCCTGCATAATACTGCTTATAACTTTGCCAGTGCAATCTCGTCAGGGGTAAATGGCGAGGGTGATGGGGAAAGCGGCGGCATTCTTCTTGACTACTTGAGAAAGACGGGCGATGACATGAGGGGGCAGTTACGTGCCAACTATGGTTTTGAAGCTGGAACAGATAACCGGATGCTGCTTCGTGTTTCAGAGTCGGGTATCAATATATCAGGGGATTTAAGACTGGGTGGAAAAAATCTGTATCTGGCTGACAAACAAGTCCTGCGATATGATTCTGCGTTGGGAACAATCGAGCTGGAAGGCAGGCAGATTGACTTCAATGCCTCTTCTCTCCATTCAACGGGTGAGCTTATCATCGGAACAAATAAAGCAACCGGAGTATATATAACGCCCGCTCTCTTACAGATCGGCGGAAAGGATGTATATCATACAGGTAACGCAAACCGGGCGGATATCTCATGGATGATGCGGGATGCCCTTGTGTCCGGAAGGCTGGAAGTATCGGGATCTGTTGAACTAAAAGGAGCTTTGAACGCCCTGCAAAGCGTCAATTTGGGGGCAAATGGCAAAACGGTACTCTCTGTTCACTCTGATACGGCAGACTTTAGCGGATACTTGTCTTTTTCGGAAGATTATGGTATACGGATAGAAGGTTTACCGGTTCTTACCCGGTTGAAAGACAAAGGGGTACTATTAGCGTCACCCGGCGGAGATTTATTGCTTGGCAGTGAGAATACGGCTAAACTCCGTTTGCAGTCCGCCCTTTGTGACATTGACGGGGATACAGTCCTGGTAAGTAAATATGGTGCTGCATGTTTCCCCGGCTCACTGACTGTCAGGCATAATTATGGTGATGATTTACTTTCATCTTACCATAAGGATAAACAGGATGAAGGGATTCTTATCCACAAACGGCTAAGACTGGGTAGCTCCGCTGGTGCGTTTCTTTATGGAAAGAATGAAACTCTGAACTTCGCTTCCAAAGTTTTCCGGACAGACAGCGAGAACGGAATGACTGTTTCTTATCCTTATGAAGCCTCACTGTCCTTTGTCCCTTCCACCAGTCTTTATCAACGGCAGGACCGCTATTCGGACACGTTTAGTCTAAAGACGGATGCTGACTTTTTCAGTTTCAACAAACCTATTGAAACGTCAGGGCACCTTGGTATTGACGGTTCGTTCACCCGTCTAATGGACAAGCAGCTACTCTTCACGGCTGACAGTTATCTTCTTTCCGTGGCAAACGGTATCCGACATTATGGGGATGCATACTTCATGGGCGGCATCAGCAGCGAACATTTCTCTTCGGGCTTCGCAGGCTCCGGCTGGGCAATCCTGAAGAACAAGACTACGGGCAGCATACAGGCTACCTTTGACGAAGTGGTAATCCGAAAGAAGATGCGTGTCTATGAACTGGAAGTACAGAAAAATACTGCCACAAACGGCTCGCTCTGGGTAACGGACAGCTGTTGTGGCGATACAGTCATACCTTTATAATCCAATCTATAAACTATGTCTCTACTGAAATATAACAAATATAAGATATGTATTTCACCCAAGTCCGCCAAAAGGCAGGGACTCCGTATGGGTGATGTGGTCAGGCGGCAGTATTTCGACGGGAAGAATGTTGTTTACTCCCTGATGACCGTGCTGGAAACTGGAATTGACACGATTACTACATTGGAAGGGGAAGAACAGGAGTCTGCCTATTTTGTAGGTGCTTTGCTGGATGGAGATGTCCCACAAAACGGGCAGATACTCGACTTTGTACGGGTAACCAGCCTTTTCGACGAAGACCGTAGCGGTGCCATGTACCTGACTGCATCAGACAACGAATCTCCTTACATGGATATTATCGACGGTATGGCGCAGGAAAAATCCCTTTGTTATCCCTGCAATGATAATACCTGCCGGTATACGCTCACTGCCGGGGGAATACTTTCCGGAGAATACCTGCCATATAAGGACGGTTGTAACCGGGTATTCAGAATCCTTCGTAACGGAATATCGTTACCAGGAAAATGCGGACTGGAGCAGACGATAGGCAAAGGACTTGAAAATCCGGAGAAGGTTATCATTTCTTATAAGATACGTGCTTCCAGGGATTTTTCGGCACTCCCTTTTTCTTTAGGATATGCTGACGGCTCTGAAACAGACGGAAGCGGAACGTTGGCGGTTTCAACGGGGTGGCAGTATAAACTTACTGTCATTACCATAGATTATCTGTCCGAATACGAACGGGGTTTCAAGTTGGATTTATCCGACTTGGAACCGGGCGACTGGTGCGAGATAGCCGAACTGAACATCATCCGGCTTTCGGATATAGCCACCTTCGCAGATTCTACCAAGGCACGTGTAGGGAAAGTACAGGGAATTATCGACCCGACCTTCGGGCAGTTGGAAGGTTACGGCGCCTACTTCCAACGGCTCTATGCGACGCGGGATGTAAATATAGCGGGTACCCTGACAGCCGGGGATGAAACAGGGTTTGCCAGTACCTTCTATGTAGGACGCATCCACAAGAACTGCCTGATAAATTCGCTGTACGGCAACTTCCTGCATCCTGTCAAAAAGGCTGCCGGCAAACAACCGCCTGCCGGTATCGGGGACATCTTCCTGGTTTCCGCTGAAGGTGTTATCCTGATTGCCCAGACTCAAAGCTGGGCAAGGGCTCACCAGGGAGAGAACTATTGTTTCTCCTTTTGGGCAAAAGGGACACCAGGTTCTTTGTCTGTCTCGCAAAACGGGCACCTGTTGCAGAAAATAAAAATAGACAGTCAGTGGAAACGCTATCATATACCATTTGTAACCCGTTACGAAGGACCGGAGGATTTTCTGATAGACATTGTTCCGGATGCAACCGGAGTGATGTTCTGTTCCGCTCAACTCGAAAAAGGAAAGCAGCCCACACTCTATCAGGCAACAGACGACAGGCTTGATGATACCGACCAGTACGGAGCCTGGTTTTCGAGAGGCGGTGTGGGCGGAACTATACAGAACCCGCTTCTTAAACTGAATCCGGACGGTTCCATCTCAGCCGGTGACGGTTCGTTCGTCATCAACCCTGACGGAACAGGCTATTTTGCAGAAGGCAAATTCAAATGGACAAAGGACACGATCACTTTACAGGACGTTACTATCCGTTGGGAAGATTTTGACGATGAGGCAAAAGAGAACCTGCGCACTAAATATGTGACCATTAACGGAACCAGTCTTTTTCATTATAAAGACGCTTTGGATGAGAACACCTGCGAACCGAATGAGATCACCCTCTTTGCCACCGAATATAATTTTACGGCAACAGCAAGGCGGTGGCAATATATGGATGCCAGCGGAAACTGGAAGGATATTCCCGGAACTGACCGGGATTGTCTCAGGCTACTTCCCGCCTCTCATTTTTGGGAAGGCAGGGACGTATTAACTCTGAGGTATGTAGCCGTGCTGAATGCTGCCGAGTACTTTGAAAGTTACACTGTCTCTAAACAATATGACGGAGCCGACAGCTATTCCGTCTATATCGCTTCGGTAAACGGAAATATCTTCCGAGGTGGAATTATCGCTACGTCCCTGTCTGCCCGTGTTCTCAAAGGCGGTGAAGACATTACGGAACTGATCCCTGATCAGAATTTTCATTGGCTGCGTACCAGTGATGACAAAGAAAAGGATTCTCTATGGAATTCCATATCACATACAGGCAAGACGCTGGAAATAACCGGTGATGACGTCTTTCGCAAGGCGGTATTTGACTGTGAAGTAACATTATCAACCCAATAAATTGAATCATTATGGCTATTAAAGTCGCCCGCGGGCAGGTTACCATTATTGACCAGAACGATGCCGTCTCCCTTCAGGCGTTCATCGCTTCCAACCAACCTCTCACACAGGTTTTTAACAAGGATACAAGCGCTTATGCACCTAACTGGACTGCTTCCCCTTATCTTGTCCTGACACCTTCACTATATGTCAGCGGAAAAGGGTCAGCCGATCAGATCACCACAACGGGGAACTCTGCAACTTTGGTTCCGGGTATCAAATCCGGCAGTGCGAAATGGACTAAAAACGGAGCGGCCATCACTTCGGGACAGGATAGCTGTACCATAGGGGCAGCATCAGCCAAATACGCGCTCACTATCAAAGCCAATCACATGAGTGTCGCAGCTCCCCAGGCACGGTATGGATTTGAAGCGATCTATGTCGATGCGAACGGACTGGAGATTCCTTTCCGTGCCGAGATACAGTTCACCCAACATCTGAACGCGGGTGCGACTATCGTTGCGGTAGCTTATGCTCCGGACGGCGTTGTTTTCCGCAACGATGAAGTGGGTGTTCTCAAAGCGCATTGCGATATGTGGCGTGGTGCTACCATTGACAATACGAACATCACTTATGCCTGGGGAATCAAGGATTCGTCCGTGTTTGCCCCGACTACCATTACAGCGGCTGCGGCTGTTGGGGCTACCACCTTAACCGTTGCCAATGTTGCCAATATGGAAGCCGGCGGAAAGATGACAGTAGGCTCGGCACAATACACGATTTCCGCAGTGAACGCCAGTACCAAAGTGGTGACGCTGACAGCCGCATTAAGTGCCGCAGCCGCCTCGGGGGCATCCGTTTCCTGTCCGTATTATAATTCCATGCTGGGTGCAAGCTGGTCTTGCCTGACATCTTCCAACCCTAGAGGCGTTACAGCCGGGTGGACGACCAACGAAATCACGATTACCGCAGATGCCGTACTGAACTTTGAGACATTCAAGTGCGCCGTCAAAGACACGGATACTTCCGCAGGCAACGCTTCGGCTAACAAGATAGTCTGTGATATTATTTCCTTTTCGGATATGTCCGACCCCATTACTGTGCATATCGTCAGTCAGAAAGGGTTTACTATCAAGAACAACCTGAACGATGTGGATGCCAAAGCCGTTCTTTACCGGGGTGGCGATGAGCTGGACAGCGCGGGGACGGCATATACATATACGTGGAAACTCTGGAATGCGGCAGGTTCAACGGTGGTAAAAACCTATACGGGCAAGTCCGTCACGGTTGCCAAAGCCGATGTTACGGGACGCGGGGTGTTGATGTGCGAAATTTCCAAATAGCGGCTATTTGGAAGTTTTAGATTTTTAAGGCGGTGTAATACCGCCTTTTTCTGTTTTTACCCTATTCTACCTTAGACCAAAACCTTACCTATGGAAAAACAACTTGTCGCACGGGGGCAGGCAACTATCCTCGTACAAAAGGACTCTTATACGATCAGGCAGTCCGTCAGTGAATATATTTTCACGGCTAACAATAACGGTACGATTCCGCAGGCAGTATCTTTCAGTTCTGTCATCAAAGTGGCGCTGGGTGACGATAACCTGACAAACTTCACAATTGGTGCCGTTACCAAACCCGCCGGATTCTCAGCTATTACAGTGAACAACACCAATAAGACGGTAACATTCTCTGTTGCAGCTAATACGACCAATATGGCAGACGGCGGATTGGTAACCATTCCTGTGATTATCGCCGGACAGACATATAATATTTCCTTCTCTTATGCCAAGGCAAAGGCGGGTACGGCAGGAGTCGATTCCAATATGCTTGACTGGGTGAAGGACTGGAACAGCGGCAAGACAATGATAGGTTCGAACTCTGTGATTACACCTAAGATATTCGCAGGCACCAGGAACAGTAACAATACGATAACCGGTATCGCTATCGGCAGGTTCCCGTTAAGCACCGTCAATGCTTCGGGAACGGTTGCAACAGAGACAATCAACGGTATTTACGGATTCAAAGACGGATACAAGACATTTGCAATCGACAGCACGGGAAGTATTCTGCTGGGGAAAGGAAACCAGTTTATCCGTTATAATTCGGCAAACGGAAAGATAGAATTCGGTTCGGAAGTAACGCTTAACTGGGTAAACGCTATCAATACAGCCAAAACGGAAGCGATAAGTTCCGCAGCGACAACAGCACAGGCAAAAGCGGATGCAGCAAAAAGCGCAGCTATTTCCACCGCTGCCACTGACGCAGCCAACAAGGTAAACGCAATAAGAATCGGTGGCCGTAATTACATCCGCAATAGTGCTTTTACAGCAAGTTTGACGGGAGTTTCGGCTGAAGGGACTACCGTATCCATTGACACAGCCACCCTGTACAATAATTACAGGACCTTAAAAGTCATACAAAATACGGCGTGTACGGATTCTAACGCCGCTACCCAAAGGACTTATTTTAATGCAATCAACGGCAAAATGTGTACGCCCGCCAGCTTTTCGATGTATGTAAAAGGTTCGGTGGCATCGGTTATGAAAATACGCATCGGTATTTCCGGAATCAGAACAGTAAATATCACTACATCATGGCAACGTATTGTCATTGAAAATATCACCCCTACATCCGCAGTGGTTCTTTTCGGGTTTCAGACTGTGGGAACGTACTGGTGTGCTCTCCCTATGCTGGTGGAAGGTAGTAAAGCGGCAGACTGGGTTCCCGCTCCCGAAGATGTGGACAGCAGTGTATCCGACGCAAAGAAAGCCGGAACAGATGCAAAGAAGGTAGCTGATACGATTACTAACAAGGCGAATACGGAAGGCTGGGCAACAAAGCTCACCTATATAGGCTCCACTGGTATCTTTACGGGAACACTTTCTGCCAATACAGTGAACGCTGTCCGTATCAATGCTTCCCAGATCACAGCCGGAACCATTGATGCCGCGCTTATCAACGTGGCTGCATTGAAAACGTCATTGATTACCGCGGGCAACATTGAAGCATTGGCGCTGAATGTGGTGCGTGGTAAGATCGGTGGCTGGAGCATTGACACGGACTCTATTTACCGTGGTACGAAAAACAATACTTCCGGAGCATACACAGGAGCTTCGGGTTCGGTTTGTATCGGCTCAAACGGTATACGGGGATACAAATGGAGACTGGAGGCAACAGGTGCAGGAGCCGTTGCAGGGGGAAACATAGCATGGGACGCGGCAGGAAATGTCACATTCGGTTCTTCAGTAACGCTTAATTGGACTAATGTAGCCAACACAGCCGCCAACAATGGAAAATTGTATGTTCGCGGAACCGGATTAAACCATGCCGCCGCACGATATATCACACTGAACGGTACAAAAATCCATGAGTCTTCTGCAAGGGGATTGACACTGAGTGTCATTAACCGAAGTGATCTGAAAGTGGTGAGTCATACAAATTACGACGTTTATTCCAACGAGACTAACTGTAACAATCTTGCAACCGCGTTGAACGCTATCAACAGTTCAAAAATAATCATCCTTACCTCTTATGATGCCATCCGTATCAATGCCGCATTATCAGCAGCCATTCAACGTTGTGGAGGTTCGAATTATACAGTAACCGATGCCAGAGTTCCCTACGTTCTGATAGGTATCCCGGAGATAGGTAGAAACCAAGGTCTGACATCCATTTACGGACTGGAAACCACCGCTCCGTTTGCTGAAATATCCACCGTCATCGTAAACGGTATTCCCCAGGGAATCAATGCGGACGGCAAACTGAAAACCTATCTGAGTGGTACGGGGATTTATACCGGAACACTTACGGCACAGCAGGTAAATGCAGTCGCCATCAATGCCGGAAGCATAACGGCAGGAACACTCAGTGCGGACCGTATCGCTGCGGGAAGTATCGTGGCGGGTAAACTGGATGCAACAAGTATCAAAACCGACATCATCAATACAACTTATGTAAACGGATTGAGTTGTACGTTTGTACGCGGGACTGTCGGTGGGTTTGCCATAACGACAGACAAACTATATGATTCCGGTAAACGGCTGGTGCTACAGGCCGGTGGTTCACGACGTATGGGAATATGCAAAGCCGCCAATGCAGTCCTCGCTGGTGGAACGGCTTGTGTCATGCTCTATTATAATTCCGATGCGGATTGGGGACTATACGGGCATGACGGCTCGGCTGAAGTATTTAAGCTGGGGTCAGTCAATATGATAGCCGGATGGACAATCAACAGCTCACAGATATATAAGAACAGCGTATACCTGGGAAGTGACGGCTCTATCACAAATGGTACGAAATGGAAACTCAACAATGACGGTTCCGGACAGATCGCAAACGGCAACATCACATGGAATGCTGCCGGAACAGTAACGTTCGGTTCGTCCGTATCATTGAACTGGAGCAATGCAATAGAAAATATTCAGATAGGTGGTAACAACTTATTGAATAACTCCGGCAACTGGAAGGCTGCCGGATGGAACGGGGGATATACAACGAATGGTGGTGGATACACCATAGATTCATCCGTGACTTTCAATGGCAAACCGACCATAAAGACCGATGTCGGTACAGGACTCGTTCACTCCGCATGGTTGAAGCTGGAAACGAATGTGGAGTATACTTATTCCGCAATGGTCAGGTGTAATAAAACTGTTACAGGGTACGGAAGCGCTCCTTTGCATTATTGGGCAGGGAAGGATAATACCAGCCAGTCCAAAATATCTGTATTAAAGTACGATACTTCCGTGGTTGCCGATACATGGAAAAGAATATATGTTGTTTTTAAACTGACATCCGATGCTGACAGCTTCCGTCCTTTTTTATACAGAGGAAGTAACGAGTCTACATTTTATAATGTTGCCTATTTAAAACTGGAAAAGGGGAATAAGCCTACTGACTGGAGCCAGTCGGATAGTGATGCGAATAAACTTTCAACAGACGCCCAAAATTCCGCAAATTCAATAACCACCGCATTGGGAGGTTCAAGTTTTCCAAAATTGACAAAGATTTCGTCTACCGGAATCTACACGGGAACCCTTACTGCTACACAGGTGAATGCCGTCGCCATCAACGCATCCAGCATTACTACCGGTACACTGTCAACTGACCGGATAGCTGCCGGAAGTATCAGAGCGGACAAACTGGATGCGGCGACCATTAAGAGCAATATTATCAATACCGCCTATATTAACGGATTGACATGTACATTCGTCAGGGGAACCATAGGAGGCTGGACCATCAACTCCACGCAGATATATAAGAATAGTGTCTATTTGGGTAGTGACGGCTCTATCAGTAATGGCACAAAATGGAGACTCAATAACGACGGTTCCGGACAGATTGCGAACGGTAATATAAGCTGGAACGCTGCGGGAACAGTGACTTTCGCTTCGTCAGTATCGCTGAACTGGACAAATGCAGCTACCAATGCGCTTAACTCTGCAAAGTCTTATGCTGATACCAAAAAGACAGAAGCTGTCAATGCAGCGGCTACAGATGCGACTGCCAAAGCGGACGCAGCCAAAGAGCTCGCCACTGCCATGGCATTCGGTAAAATGCTATATCGTGATCCAACCTTTGAGAAAGGAAGCAATTATATTGGCGCCTATAATAAATCAGAAAACGGCACAGTTACACTTAACTGGCTGTCCGATAATAGTGCCCCAAATGACAGCAAGAAAGTGTTAGAAATAACAACCACCGGAACGGCTTCCCCGGGATGTGGCGGTTTTTATTTCGCAACCCAATGTTCTAACCGTAAAATATTTATCACCCGCTTTATAGCCAAAATACCTGTCGGTCGTAAGGTACAATGGGATTCAAATAGTATCGGGACAGGTGGCTCTTCCAAATGGTTGACTTCTAACGCTGGTACGGGAGACTGGGCGGAGTACATCTTCAAAGTGACTTGCGGTACGTCTAATTTTTCCAACACCAATTACTTTTACATAGAAGGCACCGGGAACGTGGCTTGGTATTTGGCATACGCAACGGTATTCGATGTGACATCAACGGAGAAATATACTACGACAATTGATTCGAACGGAATCTATACGGGAACGGTACGTGCCAATCAAGTTGTCATAGACAGTACTTTGGTTGTCGGTGGAAGTGCCTATAACGGCAGTATTTCCGTACGTGACGCGGCAAACTCTGAAAAGGTTACGCTCGACCGCACGGGGATCAAGGCAGTGGCCGGACAAATTGGGGGCTGGCATATCCTATCAGGCGCCATCTATGCTTCCTCGCCGGCTGGAGGACACCGGGTATATATCACGTCAAGCGGCTATCTGTACAACGATGACGGCACACAGGATTACTGGGGACTACGTTCTGACGGTGCAGCGACGTTCGGATACGGGAAAGTATTCTTCGACAGGGACGGTTCGGGGTATGTAGCGGACAAAAACATCAAATGGGATACAAAAGGAAATGTAGAGATTAAAGGCAATATTACTGCCAACTCGGGGCTGATTGCAGGCTTTACCATCAGTGGTAACAAACTGATTAATACGGCTGCCGATTCCTCCATTGAGTTTTCATCCATGATGGGCAACGCCTCCATGACAATCAACTCATATAGTGCGTTGCTTTCCCTGCGTGCTGATTCTGCACGGACAGGTATCTCCATTCAGACATACGCAACGGGGGCAGTGGGATTATCCATTGTTGCCAATGCCGGTTCCAAATATGCCATTGAAGCATACGGACCGATACAACTTGTACAACGCGCAGGCGAGCGGTGGTGCGCACCGGGTGTCCTGTACATTGGCAGTAAATACAATAGCGGCTACAGTGCCAGTTTCAGCAAGATATGGGGTGAAGGCTGTAATGTCACATCCTCAACTCATTTGGGGAGTGCCAAATACAAATTCTATCACAACCTGGGACATACGAATTACACCGTATTTGCGCAAGGTTGCCAAAATAACGGATATTACGGTTTCTTCAGGTTGGTGGAAAGAGCTTCTTCTTACTTTGTCATTCAGAATGTGGCAAGTAACGGAGGTGCAGACGGTTCTCCTTTCGACTTTGTCGTTTACGGAAGAAACAATTGGTATTGATTGACCTTTTTTAGAACAATAACCCTATTCCTCCAAAGAAACTACTTATCTTTTATGGAAATACAGAACATCATCGTCACCAAAAGCATGACAGCCCTGACGGCTAACGCTTACTACCGGTTGGAAACAAGCGTATCCAACGGATTATTAAACCGCGTTTCTGCCAACGTGCTGACTCCCGCATCCGCCGAAGGGCAGGAAGAATACCTGGGAAGTATCTATTATGAGAACCATGCACTCTCATGCAGCTTTCTTTCAATGGAAGGAGTCAGTGCCTATTTCGCAGATTTTGAGAATTTTGTAACAGAAATCAGGAAAGAAATGGCAACCGGACAGGAAAAGACAGAAGAGAAATAAAACATCTTTCTGCATCTTTCCCTATTCCTTGAAAAACAACAAAAAAGAAAATCAGAAACGTATGGAATTATTAATCAAAGACAGACTTTACATCCCGGCATTTCTTCCCAAAGAAGGCAACTTCAAGGATTTCAACACAAAGAAAAGTATCCTGGGTAAAATTGACATCTCGGGTGAAGAACGGAAAGCGGTCGGGCTGAAAGAAAACCAGGAAACCAAACGCATCGAATGGGATGTGGATAAGGATACCCCGCTGGTAGTAGAATTCTCACCGGATGAGATGAAGTACCTGAAGGTATCCTGTGAAAAGATCTCCGATCAGAATCTGCCGGATGATATGTGGCAGACCGTTGAGAAGATGTACGATGCTATTCAGCAATCGGACTTGGAAAAAGAGAAACAGGCATAATTGATTGTGTTATACGATTTGAAACCCCGAATAGGATATCCCGCTGACGTGGGGTGTCCTTTTCTTTTTTATCAGCAATGGCAAGACAAGACATTAATATGGACGCCTCCTACGGAGAGGTAAATCTAAAGGATAACCTTACTGACAAACAGTTTTATCACTTTATGTTTCTGGATGAGGCAGAGGGAACGAATACCGGAAAGTACTGCTATGGAGAAATCACCGTGCCCGGCAACTTCGGGAACCGTCATAAGGGCGGAATTCATGTACATATCCCATATATCCCTGAATACAGGCAACTGAAACTCCGCTTCCTTCTGGATAAAGGGAACGGTGAAAGTTCCTATATGATTAACCGGATGAATAACGGTATATGGTTTACTGTCTTTAATTCCGATATGGGAACGTTATACCTCTCGGCTTTCAGGAGAATCAATGAGCAGAATAACTTCAACCTGGTCATGCATGAAGGCAGCCTGTTGCTTTATAGCGCGAATGAAACTGATTTCATTATCAAACCTTCTTTGGAACAGACCAAGGTATTCCTTCTCAAAGCTTCGGCAGGAAACCTCTACCAACACCCTACCACCGGTGTAGGGCTTATCAAATACCTGCATGGAAACTTCGAGAATTCCAACCTTCCGGCCAAGCTCCAGAGTGAATTCCAAGCGGACGGCATGATTATTAAAAATGCGTATATGGATTCTTCCACAGGCGAGCTGCTGCTGGACGTGGAAGAGAAACAAACGGATTAAACGGACATTATGGGAAAATACACAATAACCACCGGACAGAATATCTATGACGTTGCCATGTGCCTGTACGGCAGTATTGAAGGTGTCGTCGATCTGCTTATCAATAATCCGGAACTATCGCTGGATGATACTTTAAAAAGCGGAGACGAACTGGACTATACGGATGATTTCACAATCAGTCCCGATATACTGGCATATAACCGCATGTACGGGATTCAGCCTGCCAACGGAGAACGGAATGTCTATCCCAAAGAGCCGTCTGAGGCACTCTTTATGGAAATTTACCTGGATAGTAAACGGACATCTTCATCCCTTTGGATGAGCGGAAACGGCACGCTGGAAATAGACTGGGGTGATAATACGGAACTGGAACTCTTCACACTGACGAATGAGCTGAGACAACTGGAACATTGCTTCAACGACCGAATTGCCGTGAGGCGTAAAATACGCCTGTATGGTACGGTAAGTTTGCGGCTGCTGGATTTGAGCGGTTCATACGCATCGTCCGTTTATATCCTTTGTCCGGTACATATAGAGAAGTTTACCTGTAAGCATACGGAGCTTGACCTTTCGTTTCTTTCGCTTGCCGGGAATATATACGAGCTGAATCTTGCCGGAGTGCAGACGGGTGACCTTTCTCCGTTATTGTCCCTGAAGAAACTAATGCGGCTCGATCTTACCCGGGCAGGATTGACGCCTTCCGTATTGGATGCGTACCTGAAAGGGCTGGTCAAACGGTATAATGGAAGACGTAACCTGACGGTTCTCCTGACGACAGAGCCGACAGGAACTTACCGAAAACCGGATAAAGACAGCAATGGGAATTACCTGACAGCTTCCGGCATGGAAGCGATATGGATGCTTACCCATGAGCCTGCCTGGAATGAAGCGGGTGCCTGGACATTTATTATCAACAACCAAACTTATACGTATGAGCCGGACGATCAAGGAAATCTATAACGGGATTATAACCGAGAGAAATAAAAGGCTGGAACTAAGCGAATTTTCCAGCGACTCCAAGATGAGCGTTATGAATACGCTGGCATGGACCACGGCAGCGGCAATCCATAGTTTTGAAACACTGCTTGATGTGTTCGCGGTGGATATTTCGACAGCCATAAACCAGCGTGTGAACGGAACACCCACTTACTATGCCAATGCGCTGCTTCAATACCAGCAAGGGGATGAACTGATTGTCCGGAAAGATGGTCTGGCATTCGGGTATGCCAATGTTGACGAGACAAAACGAATCATCACGCAGGTATCCTATATCGAAAGTACGGATGATACCAACCTGGACAGCAAACTGATTCTTAAAGTTGCCGTCGGTGAGAAAGGACATTTGGAACCCTTGCCCGTATCGGAACTGGTTCCTGTCAATGCCTATATCAACAAAATGAAGTTTGCCGGAACACGGATCGAGGTAATCAGTCGTGAAGGGGATATCCTTATCCCGCGTATCAGCGTATTCTTTGACGGCGGCATACCGGAAAGCGAGATATACGATAAGATAGAGGAAAAGTTGGATGAATATATCATGCAGATGCCTTTCGACTCGTCCATCTATGTATCTTCCGTCATCGAGGCTGTACGTAGCGTTGAGCATGTGACGGATGTTTATATCGACGAGGAAGCGACACCGGAACAGGGAATCTTTATCGCTTCTTACGATACGGACGGTAATCTTCTTCCGGCTAAGAAGATCCGACGTACGGCAAAAACATCTTCCGGTTTTATGAAGCAGTCTTCCGCTACAGGCAAAGAACAGGACCTGCCAACATTCCGGCAGGCAATCAAACTAATCGTTGAAGGATGAAAGCAAACCGATATAAATTGTCTACGGACAGGCTGGTAAACAGGCTGGTGCCGTATTACCTCTCGGGAAGGAAGTATATCCTTTTCCTGCAAAGCCTGGTATGGCCGCTGCATACGCTGAACGAAAAGTTCTGCTCCTTTGCTGCGGAAAAGCATATTGAGGCACGCATGACATCACAAGTCATGTACTTCGAGTGGTACCTGAACCACAAGTTCGGTACCTGCCTGAAACATGGCGGTGAGAAGATACGGATTTCGGAAGGTATCCCGCTCGGAGCAGATATTTACCACGAGAACGCATCGGACGGCAAGCCCTTTACTGTGTGGTACAATCTGGAAGAAGTAACCGCTGTAATCCGACCGGAAGAGAGACCAAGGGAATTACATTATCTCACCGAAGAGAAGTCGGTCAATAAGGTGAGTTTTATGATACTTGTTCCTGAAATCAATATACCGGAAAAAGAATTCGTTTATATGCTTTCCTTTGTTATCAATACCTATAAAGTGGCGGGTAAAACATACCTGATAAAAATAGACCGGACAGAAATATCCCCTGATTAACCTTAACCTGATTATATCCTATGAAAGAATACGTTGCATCGACCGGAGGAAGATACACCTATGTGGATGACATACTGAACCTGCAAGAACTGGCGCTCTCCATGACAGTCATTTTTAGCGGCTGTGAGAATTTTATCGTCTCCGGCTGTGAGGTCACCGGAAATACCGTTTCTTCCGGCTATGTCTGGATAAACGGCAAAGTCCGTTACTTTGAAGGCTGCAATACAGCCGCGTTTCCCTACTATATCTATGAAAAGAACGGTACCGACACGGTGGTTTATGCCGGAGACGTGAACAAGCAGGGACGCAACAACTACCTGTGTACAGGAAGTAACTTGCTGCCGACAACAGCGGATGAGCTGACAGGCAAAGTTCCCGGCTTCATTGAGGTTACCAAGGCTTACGCCCCGCGTTTCCTTGATAAGTTTATCGGGCAGTATGCCGTCCTATTGGATACTCCCTTCAGTAAACAGACCCTTAAAAAAGATCTGGTCGTCACCGGAAGTTTGACTGCCGAAAAAGGACTGGAGTCCAAGACCGCCATATCGGTAGTCTCCCCTTCAGGATATTCTTTCAGGCAACTGGTAAAACAGGACAAAGCCGCCTCCTTCGGTTCTTATCTGAACGGGTTGTTGGTCAGCGAGATTTGTATTTCGACTGACGGTTCCATATCCTTCCTCAAAGACGGGAAGCAAATGGCGCGGATAGATGAGAACGGAATTACTTATCCTCATGCTTCCAGTCGAAGTGCATACATCGGCTCGCTCCAGCTAGAAAAGAATGCCCTTAATAATATCCTTGATGATACTGATGAAGGTGCGATAGATGTCAATACTACAGGAAATGGAACAAACAAGTTCCGGGACTTCCGTGTATTTGACGGCAAACAGACTGCCGTTCCCCTGTTACATGTCAGGGGAAAAGCCAGAGAGGTACAAGTCAACGGATCATTCACCGTTTTGGGGAAAGGTATTACCCTGGCTTCCGGCTCCGGACAGGTAAACTCTGTTTGTTTCACTGATCTAAAAGGCAATGAACTGGCATCTGTCGGATTTACTTCCGATAAAAACCCTGACTTTTCAGTTACCAACACAGCTGGCAATATCAACCTGTTGCCTAAAGGATTCGTCAATATCACGGGAGACTTAAAAATAGACGGAACCAGCCTGTCGGAAACCTATGTAAACCGGAATGATTTTACGGAAGCCTTAGATAAAAAGGTGGATTTCATTCATGGGAAACAGCTTTCTACAGAGGACTTTACAACCAAACTCAAGGAAAAGCTGGAAGGTATATCTTCGGGAGACATTGAAAACGGAAACAACGGCTATGTAACCGCAGTACAGGTAAAGAATGCTCTGGCAGAAAAACTGACGGCTTCCTGCAATCTCTCCGACCTTACAGATATAGCTATGGCACGGGGTTCACTGGATATTTATTCTAAAGGACAGGCTGACAGCTTGTTTCTTAAAGTATCAGGCAACCTGCTGGAACTTGTGTCGTTGACCGCTGATGAAGTAAACGGGATGACTGCTGAACAGGCGGCTGCCCTGAAAGCACAGAAGCAGGCGGATGTACGTGACAATCTGGATGCGGAGAAGAAAGGAACCGGAGCATTAAAGTTGTCAAAGGCGGAAAACCTTTCCGACTTGGCGGACAAAACATTGGCAAGAAAGAATATCAGTGTTTATTCAACGGTGGAAGTAGACAAACTGCTTGCCCAAAAACTGGATGCTGAAAATGAATATACCGGTGTTGTCTTTACCCCGGAGATGAGACAAAAGCTGGAAGATATCAAAACAGGCAGCTTTGCTTATGTGGATAAGGATGACATGTCACATGCCGAAGTGGAAGGCTATGTACTGCTGTCACATGTCAGAAAGGAACTGGCAAAGAAAGCCGGACGCCTGTTGGAAGGATACACCGAGGAAGAACAAAGATGTATCGCCAGTAACCTGAATATCTATTCCAGAAGTGATGCGGACGAAAAGTTCCCCGTTACCGCATCGGTTTTTCAGGATTATATAGACTATCTGGTCACGCAAGGGAAAAGTTCAGCCGACGCACAGAAGGTTCTTCGGGATAAACTGGATGTGCTTTCCAAAGCGGACGTCAAAGACACTTATCTACGAAAGGACAGCAAGTTGTCAGACCTTCTGCTGGCGAATGCAGATGCCAAAAAGCAGGTTTGCAATAAACTGGGGGCTGCCTATGCACCTGAATACCAACCCAAATTGACAGATACCGGCTGGAGACAGATGGCGAATTCCGGCAACGGCACCGATACAAGCCGATTGTTTGTAAGGCAGATCGGCAACATCGTTTGTATCCAGGGAGTCATAAATACGGCACGCCGGGATGGCAGTAATATGGGAGGTACGGTGGCAGTGCTTCCCAATGGCATATCAGCTCCGGCATTTGGTGTCAGGACAACGCTTTGTGACTGGGATGACGACAACAAGTATAACCGCGGAACCACTTTTCTGATTAACGGTGGAAGCCGTAGTATGCAAATCTTCGAAAGCGGATGGTATAACGTAAATACAAACGTAAACTTTACCTATATGACATAACAATTTAATTATGAGAAAAATAAATATTCAAAAGGACATTGACAGCCGCCGGGAGATTTCCCGGTTGGTTTACCGGACTGAGAAAAAGTCCAAAGTGACGGAAACAAATGTAGAACCAACAATCCAGGCAGATGACAAAAGCGAAAAGAGTAAGAGGCGGCCGGCAGACGAAATACATTCCCCCGGGACCGGTCAAAAGAAAGTTCGAACAAGGCCGTCCCAAAGGAACCTGTAAAAAGTATGCTTTCGAGCAAACACGCTTGGGGTTTCTGCTCAAATATGAGATGCCGGTAGCATACGGTATTATCATGCAGAGGTACAAGGACAAATCATTTCCCCACCCTGAAGCGGAAGTCATCGAACTGGTATGCAAGGCATCAAGAGATCCCACCTATAAAAAGCCCAAGTTCCGGCGGTGCATGAATGAGTACGCCGCTACGGGGCTTTACTGTAAAAGGCCCAAGCTGCTGACCGAAGGCAGGAAAGTGTATTATGAGTCCGTCAGAAAGAAAAAAATGGAAACTTTCATTGCACGCAACCAAAAGAAAATTCTTAAATATAAACAACTATTATTTAAGAATGATTTAAAAAGCGTTTTGATACCGAATGATAATCAATGACTTGATTCCCGTATTTAAAGAAATATTTCAACTCTCTTGGCATATTGGAAAGAACCCTATATCTTTGCAGTCAAATGAATTGATCGGGTAACCCGGGCGAAAGAAACACTTCGCTTTCCCCATTGCCAACATTGTAAATTGAGAGTGCGGTCAGTAAAATATGAAACCGGAACAGCCGTACTTATAGTCCATATTCTTCGGTATTTTCATTAATAACCATTACCATGCAGGAACAAAACTGTAAGGATGCAGCCACTACTGTATCCATGGACAATCTGGAGAACCTTTTCCTGGGTTCACAGGAAACTTATCAGGAAGCGCAGATACGGACTGCGGAAGAAAACAAATCATTTGCCAGGACAGAATTTTTCAGGATGGACAAGCTGGGCACGTACAAGTTGCGTATTCTCCCGGTTGCCCCGTCAGCGGACGGAACAACAAGTCGTAAGAGTTATGAGTATCCCGTACATCAGATGCTGCTTGAAATCGAAAAGCCAACGGCATCGGGTAAAAAACAGTACGCATATTCCACGGCAGTACGCGCTACCGATGCAGGATTTTCACTTGACATTATTGACACATACCGCAAACTGGCGATAGCTGCCGCAAAAGACTTGGGGGACGAGGAACTGGCGGAAAAAATTGCAGGAGGAAGTTTTGGCGGCGGACTGAAATTCAGCTATGTACACGTCATGTACGCTTTGGATATGAACGAGCGTGCCAAAGGTGCCCAGTTGCTTACCCTGAGTCATTCGCAATACAAGGAACTTGATGACCGTAAGTTCAAACTCTGGCAAAAGAAACTGGCTAAAAATCCCAAATATCCGTGTCCGGTTTCTTCGGTCAAGGATGCTTATCCGGTTGAAATTGAGAAGAAAAAGAACGGGCAGAAAACAGAATATGTAATCAGTATCGACAATGAATCCGACCCGGACGAATTGAGCATTGAGGAACTGACCATGCTGATGAATACCCCGAGGCTGCCGGAAGTGGCTTTGCGCTTTACACGTTACCAGCTGGGTGCCGGTGTTGAATTCCTGAAACAATGCGATACCAAATACGGATTACAGGTAATGGACACGGATGAGATGAAAGAAGCCATTGCCACGCTGGAAGCAGAACTTCCCAAAAGTGACACAAGCTCATTCTCGTTTGACAAGCGCAATAAGGATGCAAAAGAGAATGCGGAAGGCGGTACATTATCCCTGGATATGCTGTTCGACCGTTTTGAACAATTGCAGGCACAATCCCTGGGTGACAAAACGGAAGAAGGCCAGGAACTGCGCGGCATGATCCGCAGCTTTGTCGAGCAGGAGAAACTGGGTGTCCGTTTTACCCGTACCACTACCAACCAAATGCTCCTGGATATGATTGAACAGGAGATGCAGAAATCAGGTGAACGGACCGAAGAACCGGTAAACGAGGAAACTGTTGCTGCCGAAGAATCCTCCGCCGCTGCGGAAACTGCCTCGGGAGAATCTGCCGCAAGACGCAGAAGATAAGCGATTAATTTTCATAAAGTACCCATCTGTAAGGGAGAGGCCAAATGCCTTTCCCTTCCTAACTTATACCCTTATGAATCCAAAAGAACCCTGTATGTTACTGCTCAATGACATACATATATCCAAAGATAACATTCCGGACTTTTCCCTGAACTGGAACGAGGCTTTGTCGGTCTGCAAACGCATGAGCATACAAACAATTGTGCTGGGCGGAGATTTGTTCTTTTCCCGTTCGTCACAGACGCTGGATGTACTGCTGGCTGTACATGATGCCTTGTTAGCTGCCCGGAGTATGAACATGGATGTTATTCTCGCAAACGGCAATCATGATTTAGTAAATCTGGAAGCCGTTCGTGGCTATTGCCATATCTTCGACCAACACGACAATGTGCTGGTGATTGACGAATACCACACGCTCTCAAATCCTGAATGGTGTTTTTCCCTTCATGTCATTCCGTATTTTCCGGAAGACGGAAGCTTTAGAACAAAGCTGGATGAAGTCATTCAGAATGAGCTTAATATAGACAAGCTTAACTACCTCTATATCCATGAAGGTATAAACAATGCGCTTTCCCGTCCTGCCGACAGGGAACTGCCTGCCAATATCTTCGGAAACTTTGACAAGGTATTTGTAGGACATTACCACAACCGCTGTACGGTGGCTCCCCATATCGAATATATAGGTTCGGCTCGCCAGCACAATTTTGGTGAAGACGAGGAGAAAGGCTATACCATTCTCTACACAGACGGAACCACAGAGTTTATAAAGAACCGTGCCAATCAGCGTTATATGGTACTTGACATACCGGAAGACAAGCTGGACATTCATTTGACCGACCGCCTTGAGGAACTGAAGGAAGACGGCAGGTACAAGGTAAAAGTACGTGTCCATGGCAGTGAAACTGCTGCCTCTTCCATCGACAAGAGCAGACTGCTGGAAGCCGGCGCGACAAAAGTCGAGATCGTCACCGAAGAACTTCATGCCATCCAAGCAACCGGAAACGGGTTGTTTGAAAAGTTCGACGGTGGGAAGATACGTGATAATTACTGCCAGTTCTGTACCGAGAAAGGAATCAGCAAAGAATTGGGCTTGTCTTACCTTAAACCCGTACATCATGTGGAAACTGAATGATATATGCGCCGAAAACATCTGCTCCTTCAGTAATCTGCATTATGTACTGAATCAAGGTGTTACCACACTGGTATTCGGCAACAACCTGGACAATGACAGCCAGCGTTCCAACGGTTCCGGCAAGTCCGCACTGATAGAATGTATCGCCTTGGGCATTACAGGAGCACCGCTCCGCAAAGTGAAGAATGAAGAGATTATTAACGACGAGGCGGATGAGTGCAGGATTTACCTGCAATTCTTCAATGATGCCTCTGATGAAGTGTTTACTGTCCGGCGCTGCATACTTCGTAAAGGGGGCTCTGCGGTGGAATGCCGGATTGAGCGGGGAGGCAAAACGGTCACGACGGATGAAGCGGTATGCCCCAGCGTGGATGCCTATAACAAATATATCCTTGAAAAGCTGGGAATAACAAAAGATGAACTGTATAATAACTTTCTGCTTTCAAAGCACAAGTACCAGGACTTCCTTTCCAGTTCCGACAAGGACAAGAAAGAAATCATCAACCGCTTCTCCAATGCCAGCCTTGTGGATATTGCTATTGAACAGGTATTGGCAGACAAGGCACCGATAGAAGAAACGTTGCATCAGACAGAACTTGATGTTGCCGGACTGGACGGGCGGATTGAAATGCTGACCGAACAGATTCTCAAAGAAGAGAACACTGCCCGGGAGAAAGCCCGGACCCAAACCGAAAGAATGGCGGATATGGAAAAGAGCATCGGTGAGAAACGCTCCCTGATACGGGATTGCAGGGAAGAAATTGTCTTACTGAAAGCTTCTTATTCAGAAGTTGAAGCAGCGGACAAGCAGTTGCAGAAACTGGAGAACAGCGAGTTCTCTATCGGGGAATGTCTTGAAGAAATTACCGGTCTGCTGGCTCCGTTACATTGCGGTGTGCTTTCCGACTGGAACGGGATAGTAGCGGAAAAGAAAGAAAAAATCGAAAAGCTGGGCAAGGAACTCTCGGCTTGGGATACGGCACTGGATGAAGAGGGAAAGAAGCTGCATGAGGTGACGATGATGCGCAGTTCCTTGCTGGAAGAATACCGTGCTTTCTCTGAAAATTTCAAAGTGAAGGTGAGCGGATACGATGGTGAACTGGAACGCATGGACAAGCAGATTACAGGACTAAGTAAACGGATCACTGGACTGGGCAGGCAAAAGACTACTCTTTCTACCGTTATCGAGAATCTGAAGAATAAACTGGCGGGTACAATCACATGCCCGGCTTGTCATAACCGGTTCATCTTGTCGGATGAGAGTTTCGATGTGGAGGCGGCGCATGAACAGGTAAAGGCTAAAGAATCGGAAAGAAATGAACTGGATAACCTGTTGTCTGATTGTCGCAGCCAATCGAAAAACATGGAAGAAGCGGAACGGAATATCCATACCGGCAAACGTCTGCTAACCGGACAAAACACTGTCTGGGAGGAAAAGCTTCAGGACGCGGAGAAGGAAAGACGGACAGCCATCGGTTTACAGGATGAGGCAAACCAGTACAGGGAAAAGACATTCCGGTCAATCAATTCCATGCAGGCAGAACTGGACGGCATCCGCAGGAAGGTTTTTGATGAAGCCTTCTCACTTCTCGACGATGCGTACAAGAGTATTAACCGGAGAATAAGCGGGCAGAACGAAGAGATCAGTGCGGCAGAAAACGCAATACAGGTACTGGAAAAGACAATCAGGGAACTGAAGGAATCCTCTGGCGATACGGTCATCACCGGCCTGAAATCTTCCTTGAATGAATACCGCACCCGGTCCAACGCTGCGGTTGCCCGAAAGCAGGAACTGGAAAAGCAGGTGAAAGCATTGGCACAGCAGGCGGAAGTCTTTTCGCAGTTTAAGTCATTCCTGGCTAATACCAAGATTGCAGCACTGGCAAAGGTCACCAATGAGTTTCTTGGTAACATCGGCAGCGACATCCGCATCCGTTTCGACGGATATACAGTGCTTAAAAGCGGTAAGGTGCGTGAGAAGATTTCCATCTCCCTGCTGCGTGACGGTGTGGACTGCGGTTCATTCGGTAAATTCTCGGAAGGTGAAAAGTGCCGGGTAAACCTGGCGACGATACTTGCCATGCAGAAGCTGGTGAACGGCAATTGTGAAGGGGATAAAGGACTTGACCTGCTGTGCCTCGATGAAATACTGGCTCCGGTGGATGAAGACGGGCTGGCAAGCATGTTCGGCGCGCTGAACAAGTTGGGCGTCACCGCACTTGTCGTCTCCCATGGGAATATCAGCGAGAGCTATCCTTATAAACTTATAATCAACAAACAGGACGGTAAATCCTGTATCAATAACCTAAACCAATAATCACTATGAAACAAGAAACCGAAGAGCTGAAACGGGAACATATCCTGGCTCTTGACATTGCCACCCATTGCGGGTATTTCAGTGTGCATGAATCCGGGACATGGAACTTTACGGAAGGTAAACGACGGAACGGTAACAAACAGCACCTGGCTCTGAAAGATACGCTGACAGCTTTTATCCGTGAGCACGGCATACAAAGAATTGTAGCGGAAGACGTATCGGTGAATAACCATTTCTTCGACATGCGCAAGCTTGCCGAGTTCCGGGGCGTGCTGCTCTGCGTATGTGACGAGCTGGATATGCCCGAACCGGAATTTGTGAATCCGAAGGTACTTAAAAAGTACGCTACAGGAAACGGGAACGCAAGCAAGGATGATATGAAACAGGCATACACCGCGCGTTTCAACCGCTTGCCGCTGGATGATAATGAGGCGGACGCCTTCTGGCTATTCCAGTATTATGTCAGCAAATACAGAATCTAAAACGGACTTGATGATGCAAAACAACTTTTATTTCAATGAATGGACTGCTACAGATTTTTCTCTGTCACTTAAAAGCGGTCACTATGAGAAAGGCAGATAGTTCCTCTTACCTATATGATGAAGAGTCCATACAGACCCGTACGACACTGTTTTACAAATATGTATATCCGTACAAGAACCTGATTTATCATATCTGCATCAAGTACACTCATGCCAGGGATGATATAGCCGACAACTACAATGAAGTGCTGATTAACTTCTTCAGGTATGTCGCCTCTTACGATCCCAAACGTGAAGTCAAGACATGGATTTATTCGGTGGCTGTACGTATGCTGGCTGACCTGGAAAGGAAGAACGCCCGTTTCCAACGCGAAGGGGATATAGGCGCTACAAAATTGGAACAACTTACGGAAAGTTCGGACGAGAAGGACTTCAGCATGGAAGATGTGACACTTGACAATTACCGGGATCTGTATTGTGATGAAGTGTTGGAAGCCCTGGAAGAGATAGGCCCGATGTACCGGAACGCCCTTCTCCTTCAGGTGGCAGGCTACAAACTGGAAGAAATATGTGACATGCTTTACCGTATGGGAAACCTGAAAACCAGGAACCTGGAAACGACAAAGAGCCGCATATTCCTGGCAAAGAAGAAACTCAAAGAATTGATAACACGTGATGGAAAACGAAAAGAAGATTGAAGAAACGATAAAGGTGTTCACCTTCCTGATGAAACGGGTATTCCCCGCATTTAAGTTCACCGGAAGTGCTGCCGCACGGCGTGCGGTTGCTTCCTGTCTTGGCAGGCTGGAACCTTCCGGCTGTCCGGACACCGAACGCGTTGTGGACTATTGCGTGTGTCAGGCGTATGCGGTTTCTTATTTCGGAGAAGATTACAAAAGCCATTGGAGAGTGTCCCATTCCTTTGGAAAGCGTGCATTCAGACGTTTTGCCGGGATGAAACGGGAAGTGCGTTACTATCAGGACCAGTGGCTTAAAAGAAATGAACTAAGCCGTGAAATGTTGTGCGAACTTATACGTGACCGCAGTTGTCATCCGCAGGCTAAGTTCATCTATCCGCAGTATGAGGACCGTACAAAGAAAAGGATGTTGGGAACGCTATTGGGGTACTACATCTGTGGTGCATCGACATTGCTCTGGACACCCTTTTCTCCTGTCTGTACGACATGTCCGAAAGCCGCCGCCTGTGAGCAAAGAACCCGCACTGTCTACCCGGAACTCTACCGCATCCGTGTGGCGGAATTTAAAGCAACCGGGAAATGCTGAAGGATGGAATGAACCCTATGAGCGTAGAGTTCCTTTACGAGCTCTTTGCCGCTGCGCTGCGTTCGGAAACGATTTGTGGCGTGGTGGCAAGGCACGTGAAGAAAGAGTACCTGCCGGACAGGGCGTTTCAGAAAATACTCCTGGCTCTTTCCAACCACTACCGGAATTATAAGGAACCGCCTTCATACGCCGTACTCAGCCAGCTTTTTAATACTGACTATGACACGATGGAGCTGGTGAATACGTTCCAGGAATGCGGGGAAGAAATGAACCGGGAAGTATTACTGGATATGCTGGAGGCTTATATCAAGGGAGTGCGTTTACAGATGGTCTATTCGGAAGTGGGCAAGCTGTATAACCAGAGCAGGCAACCGGAAGCGGAAGCGAAACTTAAAGAGTATGCGGAATGGTTGTCGGGCTTTACGCTCAAATCTACCGCTTTTGTCAATGTGGCGGAGACATTTACACAACGTTTCTACCAAAACCGGCAGAAGGATATTGACAGCCTGAATTCCCCGCTGGCTCCTGTAACACGCTTCTATATTCCTGACCTGGATGTGATGAACAGTGGCAGGAACCTGCGCGGGCAGTTGACTTGTTTTCTCGCCAGCACCGGTGTGGGCAAGTCGCATATTGCCAAGCATATCGGTATCCGGGCCAACATCGACGACGGTCTTCACATACTGCACTTCCAGCTGGAAGGCAGTGAAGAAGAAGCACTGGACGCTTACTCGGGCGGATTAATCAGCAAAAATGCTTTTTATTTTGAACGCGGGAAGATTTCGGATACGGAGATGAAGTTCTTCGAGCAGCAGGTAGCGGAATACAAAGGGAGCATCACCGTACGTTCCTTTCCCCGTTTCAACAGCCGCATCTCAACGCTGGATATCAAGAACGGAATAGCGGAATACAGGAAGCTGTACAATCGCTCCCCTGACATTATCATCATTGATTCGATGGACCTGCTGACTGACGCCAGCCGGAGGAACTGGGGGGAAGACCATGAAAGAAGCAAGCGTATTGCCGTGGCGAATGATCTCAAAGACTTGGCGGCGGATGAAAGGGTGTGGATGGTGGTAACGTATCAGGCAACGATTGAGAACCGGGACTGGCTGAATGATGAGAATAATGTGCTCACGGAATACAACTGTTCGGAAAGCAAAGGGCTCGCACGCCCCTGTACCCACTTGATAACGATGAACCAGTCTTCGGCTGAAAGAAAGGAGAACGTAATGCGCCTTCATGTCGCCAAAGCCCGGTTCTTCAAGAAAGGGGAAACGGTGAAGATAGCAACGGACTACGACAATGAAGTGTTTTATGATGCACAGCGAAGTATGAACTTGAAAAGGTAAATGAACAATGGCACAATCCCTATCCCGAAGCGATACAGATTTTCTGATCCGGGAACTGACCAAGGAACTGGACGCAAAGCCGGATGGTGCGGGAAAGAACCTGATTGCCCGTTGTCCCTGTTGTGGCAAAGAAGGCAAGTACGGAATCTACATCGGTAAGCAGACGGTAAGGAAAAAGCCGTTCATGTCGCATTGCTTCAGTTGCGGATACTCGACGTTCTCTCTGGAAGCACTGCTGGATTTCCTGGGCAGACAGGACTTGATGGTAGCTCCCACGACCGATCTTGACGCAAGGCTGGCTACCAGCCTGCTTTTTCCGCTGGAAGAAGGGGAAGAAATAGATGATGCGCTGGGTGTGGTGGAATTGCCCGGATTTTACCGGAGATGCTTTACTCATCCTTACCTGAAGGCTCGCGGATTCACTTTTGACGACTACGAATACTTTCAGGTGGGAACGACAAGGGGATTGAATTTCAGGTATGACGCTTATGTTATCTTTCCTGTCATTGACGAAGGGGATATTGTGGGATATGTCTCACGGCACACCTGGAGCAAGGACGAGATAGACAGGCATAACAGCCGGGTAAGCCGCAAGGGCGGATACCGGATACTGCGCTTCAGGAACTCGACAGAGAACGACTTCGTAAAATTACTATATAACTATGATGCAGTGGTTGAAGGCGTTACTCAAACGGTAATTATCACGGAAGGGATATTTGACGTGATAGCATTAACAAGAAAAAAAGAATTATATGACAATGAATCTATGGCCGCGGTCGCCACCTTCGGAAAGAAGATCTCCCGGACGCAGATATACAAGCTGCAAGCTAAAGGGGTAAAGACCGTGATACTGGGATACGACGGAGATGCTGTTGAAGCCATAAAAAAGACAGCCGGTGAATTGAATGCTTACTTCCGGGTATTGATTGCGGATATACCGGACACGAAGAAAGATTGGGAGGATTTGAGCCGTGAAGAGATAGACGACATTTTCTCACACAGGCTCAGGACTCCGGCAGAGTACCGACTTTTAAAAGTTCAGGAATGAAAGAATTAATCAAGTGGCTGGATGCCAACAAGATTTCATTTAAACAGTTTGATAATGAAGTAGTAGAAATCGAAGGATTCGGGAAGGTATATGTGGCCGACCTGACAGAAATAAAATCTATTTTCCGAGGAACGGAAGTTCTCCAGTTTAACCTGATGGAGAACCCGGATGTATTGATTGCGGAAGGGATATTTTATGTAGCATTCCCTTTCGGGGACAACTGGTATTATTTCAACCTCAAAGAAGAATTCAGATTTAATATTCTCAAATATACGGGGGTACGGCAACCCTGTAAAATGGATGTGCCGTTTGTCAATTTGGGCGTACATACCCCCTTTGAGTTGCTGAATGGCAGCGGAAATATAACTGACTGGGTGCGAAAAGCCAGATACTTGGGACATACGGCACTGGGAATATGTGACAGGAATACAATGGCGGCCACGCTTAATCTGCAAAAGGAATGTGCCAATTATGAGATGAAGCATATTTTCGGCTATACGTTGGAACTGGGGCATGAAGGAGAAAAGGTTGAGATGAAAGTTTATGCGCAAACCCAACGGGGAATGAGAAACCTACTCAGAATCCAGAAGGAAATCATGGTGGATTCCGATAACCGGACGCTTTCTCTTCAAGGGCTGCTTACCCATGGGGAAGGCAATGTGTTGGTGCTGGGAAAACTTACTTCCTATTGGATGAAAAAGAACGCTCATATTCTCCAAGCTATGAAAATCGCATTTAGACAGGTTTTCTATCAGGTAGATTTAAGCGAATATAAAGCCGAACGTATTGATGTTGAGGTATTGAAGGCGACTAAGTTCTTTTTCGATAATTTCTATGAGGCTCAAACGGGTACTTTTCTGATAGAGCCTATCCTGCTTTGCGATACTTATTATTTGGACAAGGACGACGCACGCAACAAGATTATCCTGAATAAAATAGCTTCCGGAGCGGCACATGAACAAAGTGAAGACCAGTATTTTAAAGACATCGACGAACACTATGCGACGTTCAGCGCTCTCTTCGACGGGAATAAATGGGAACTGGACCGGCTGTTTGAAAGAATGTGCGCTCATACGGTAGAGATAGCCGAAGGAGCGGTTGCCCGTTATGAGACGGACAGGAACTTCATGCCGCAGTATGATATGACAGAGGAAGAAAAGAAGAAATATGGGAACAGGCATAAGATGTTTCTTGCCTTATTGGAAGAAGGTTTTAAGAAGCTGGTTCCCGCCGGACATGAGGATGAGTACCGTAAACGTCTGGACTACGAAACTTATATTCTCGAATCGACCGATAACGTCGATTATCTGCTTGTACAATATGATACGGTGAATTGGGCACGTGAACAGGGGATTCTTGTCGGATGCGGTCGTGGTTCTGCCGGCGGTTCCCTGGCACTCTATCTGCTGGGGATTACACTGATTGACCCTATCAAATACGATTTACTTTTTGAACGTTTCCTGCTTCCCGAACGTGCGGGGCTTTACCCGGATGAAGTGACAATCATAGTTGGTGGAATGGAATCCACCAAGGTTGTACAGGTTACATTGGCAAATGGCAAGGCGTATGCCTTTGACAAAGATGCAAAACTTAGGGTGATGCGCGAAGGGCACAGCATGATTGTGTATGCTGATGAATTAAAGCTGGGAGACGACATCATCTTTGATAACAGGGATTTGGTATTCACACTTAACGAGTCGGTTTATGGTTGTTGAAAGTGTGCAGTTTAAACAGACTCAAACACCGGTTCAGGCATTGGATTGCCTGACCGGCAACGGGTTCAGACAGGGCGATGCGGGTTCGCTCGCTGATGTTGATATCGACTTCGCTTCGAACCTGCGTCAAGAGGTAAAGGAATACTTGGAACGTAGATACAATACAGAAGGAAAGCAACGTGTGTTTTCTGCCGGAACGTATTCCACCATGAAACTCAAAGCGGTACTGAAAGATGTGTGTCGGGTACATAAAGTTCCTGTCAGTTATGTGAATTACATCACAGCCATTTTCGAAGATGACAACATGAGCTGGACGGACCTGTTCAAGCTGGCAGCAACCAACAAGAAAGTGAACAAGTTCGTTCAGGACTATCCGCAGATTATCGAGGACATACGGGGACTTATGGGACAACCTCGTTCGGCTTCCGTTCATGCTTCGGCAATCATTGTGACACCAAGTTCAAAAGACGGTGAAGATATGGAGTGTTTCGATTATACACCTATCAAGAAAGTGGATGATATACTTGTATCGGAACTGGACGGATACTCCATTGACGAAACGGGACTGTTGAAAAATGACTGTTTGGGAATTAAGGAACTAACTAAAATACAGTCGGTTATTGAAGAATGTAACCGGGTGTATAAAGCTGGGATAACTTTTGAGGGACTTGTTCGTAGCGGGCTGGATGATGAGAAAACTTATCGCATACTCTCCAAAGGATTCACTCAAAACGTTTTCCAGTTCAGTTCTGCTGGTATGACTAAATTCTTAATGGATATGAAGCCTGACTGCATCAATGATTTGATTGCGGCAAATGCCTTATATCGTCCGGCTACATTGGAATCTGGTTCAACGCAAAAGTACCTGGATTGTAAGAAAGGTAATGTGGCTCCGGTTTATCTATGGGGAACTTATAACTCATTAAATACTACTTATGGTGTTTTGGTATATCAAGAACAATTAGCTCAAATGGCTCGTGAGGTAGGTGGCTTTAGCCTTGAAGATGGTGTGAAATTAGTCAAGCTTATATCCAAAAAGAAAGTAGATAAGATTCATGATATGAAAGATAAGTTTATGGAAGGAGCCAAGGCGAAAGAATGTCCCAAAGAAGATTCTGAAGAGATATGGAAGATGATTGAAGCTGGTGGAGGCTACCTGTTTAACTCCAGCCACGCAACCGCTTATGCCATCACAAGTTACGTTGGTGCTTGGCTGAAAGTTAATTATCCGACTGCCTTCTACACCATTGCTCTACAATGGGCAGACGACAAGGAACTTCCGCTTATCATGTCGGAAATGGAAGAATGTAGCTCTGCGAAAGTTGTCCCGCCCGATATTAACCTTTCAGGAGAGAAGTTTTTCACAGATTACCAATCAAATGAAATCTTCTGGTCACTGGGGAAAATAAAGATGCTGGGGACGAAAGCCGTACAATACATCATCAACGAGCGCATCAAGAATGGTCCGTTCAAGTCGATTGAGAACTTTGTGCATCGTGTTTTCAAGTACAAACTGAAGAAGTATGAATACTGGGATGATGCAGATAATGAGCAGGAAACGATACGGGTACCTGTCAATGCACGCCATGTAAAGAACCTGATTCTAGCAGGATGCTTTGATAAAGCACATGAAGTCAGGTCTGTCGTTGAACGGTTTTCCATATTGGAGAAAGCGGCTGCGGAACTTGGATTCAAAATTCCGTCAGAAGACTATCCAGGCAATCTGATTAACCAGCATTACTTTTGGAGTATGCAGCAAATAGATGTCTGTGGCATCGGACAGGTAGACTACAAACGAATATTTGACAATTCCTTTTGTCGTCATCAGTTCAAAGGAAGGGCATCCTATTCAACCGTTCATAATGCTTTACTATCCGATAGCGAAGGCAAAAAGATAGCTCTTTGTGCTACCGTGACGGAAATGGAAGAAATATCTTATAAGGATAAAAAGACAGGAGAAAAGAAGCATATCTGTAAGCTGCATCTCCAGCAAAACAACGACACTATCAAATTGGTGTGCTGGAATGATTTCTACACAGAAAACAAGGCGGAGCTCCGGAATATCAAGGATAAGATTATCATTGTTTCAGCAATAGTCAAGTACAACGACTACAGTGGTGGCAACAGCCTGAACACCTATAAGACTTCCCGATTATTTACACTTAACCAATCATCAGAAAACCAAGAAAAATCAGAATATGGCAGCACCCAAAAATGAACCTAAAATATATACCGGCATTGGACTGGACTTTGAAACCTCCGGGCTGGATTGCATAAAACATGCCTGTACCCAGTTAGCTATGCAGGCAATAAGATTTGATACCTGGGAGATATTCGACAGATATGTGAAGTACTTCCAACCCTATCAAAAACAGGATATTGGCAGAGTACCTAAACGAAAGATGCTCCGTACTAAACAGGAATTACTGCAAGAAGAAGCAAAACTGATGGAATACCAGCCCGAAGCGCTCACGTATTCTGGAATCACTATGGATACCTTATATAATCAAGGAGCAGATTTGAAATTGATTGCCCGTGATGTGATAGACTTCGGCAAACGGGCAACACTTACCAACGGCAGACAAACGAAACCTATCCTTATCGGGCAGAATATTACGTTTGACATCGGCTTTCTGGAACAATTAATGTGTTATGCAGGGCTAATGAAGGAATTTGAGAAAGTCTTTGCCGGACACTATGATTTCTATGGGAACTTTCAGCCTAAATATCTTGATACCATTGATTTGGGACGGCTCGCTTTTGCGAACGATCCGACTATGACATCCTATAAACTTGAACTGATAGCTGAAAGGCTGGGTGTTGAGTTGGATGATGCACATGACGCGGGTGCGGATGTTACTGCAACGCTCAATGTGGCTATTGTATGTTCCAATCGTTTAAGGAACAATAGCGGTGCCGGTGCAAACCTTCAAACTACGGAAAAGACACGGTTACACTTTAAAATCTAAGGAAGGGTAAGAATATGGAAGAAGAAAAAACAGTTTCATTCAAGCCATCAGAGAAAATGGTATATGGCGTACTGAATTATGACGGAAATGAAATGATGGCGACGATAACAGGATATGACCTTGCTATCTCGTTTAATATGAGACTGATAAACTCATTGGCGGACGCGGAAAACTGTGCAAATGCAATGGCAGATGTGTTTTATGAAGCACTGATGGAAGAATTAATTCAGAAAAATCCCACAATCTTAAAACCTAAAGCAAAACCTTAAACCTATACTTGGGAAAGTCAGAAATATCGGGCTTTTATCAACGATTGAGAATAATATGGGAAAAGAAAATAAAAAGCTGCCACTGACAGCACAAGAGGAACAGCTTTGCCAGCTATTCGTAAACGGCGGGGTGAAGTTTGCCGGGAAACATACAGCTTGCTATCGGGAAGTCCTGAAAGATGAAACGGGAAAAGCGTATGTCGCAGCACGAAAGGTGTTTGCCCGTCCGCAAGTAATGGCACGTATCAAAGAACTGGTGCAGGAAATAGATAATGAAACAGAAACGTTAGCTGTAAAACTCCAAATAGCCGAGACACTAAAGGCGATTATGGAAGAAACGGCTGATTCATCCTATACAGATAAATTCGGAATCAAGCTATCACCGGCCCCCTTACGCGCCGTCTCGGTTAATGCGGCGAGAACACTGATGGACATTTATCCGGTCAAACATTCGGGTGAGTCCAAAGGAAAGAATGAGGCAAATACCAGTGTAACATTTAATGTGGTTGTTCCCGCCCCTGTACAAATCAGTAAAGGAGATGAGGATGAAAGTTGATTACCGGAAAATTCAATGGATAGTCTACATGATGCTACTTGTCGGACTTGTCTTTTATGGATTGAAAGACTCCCAGGCTGCCGAAGGACTTATCCGAGCGATAACAGATGCTTTTGCAATCTTATTCAATAACCCTAATCCACCTTAACCTAAATCTTACTAATGACACAGATCAGAGAATTTGTATTAAACAACTTCAAGACGTTAGCAATCGTGCTCTCATTCGTGGTAACGATGTATATGCAGCACGTAAACAACACTCAAAAGATTAATGAATTGACAGTCAAATGCTCTGCACTGGAACTCAAAATCCAAGACCAGTACGAGAAGATTGACGCCATTAAGCTCGACAAAGCAGTATTCGAAGCTACAATGACACAGTTTACATCCATGCGCTCTGACTTGAAAGAAATGCGCACAGATATTAAGGAACTTCTAAAAAGCATGAAATGAGGATATGGTTTATAGCAGCCTGGCTCTTTATCTCTCTGCATGGAAATTCAACGGACTTGTTTGAAGACGCCGTGCAGTTAATAAAAATGTACGAAGGTTGGCATCATGCACGAGATCAGCCTTATGTCGGTTACGGACACAGGCTATTGCCTACAGATACCTTTGGCTCGAATATATCCGAGAGTTTTGCTGATTCGCTTCTGCGCAGTGACCTGAAAAAGAAATGTGCCGTCTTCCGGCGGTTTGGCGGAGATTCCCTGTTACTTGGAGTACTTGCCTTCAATGTCGGAGAAAACAGGGTACTACGCAGCAAACTGGTTCGGAAGTTGGAAGCGGGTGACAGGAATATCAGAGAAGAGTATCTGTCTTTCAGAAAGTACAAAGGCAAGGTCGTCCGGTCTTTGGAAAGAAGACGAGAAGAAGAATATGATTTGCTCAATAATGAATAACTTAAATCAATAAAAATATGGATAATAATATTCCTGTGTTATCAAAAAATACATTGTTCGAGAAAGAACTTGTCGTTTATGGTAATATACAGTTCCCATTATTTATGGCAAAAGATGTGGCAAAATGGATTGAGCACTCTGACGTGTCAATGATGCTAAAAACAGTCGATGAGGATGAAAAGCTAACCCAAGTAATGTTTGTGTCAGGTCAGAAACGTGAGGTTTGGATGCTGACAGAGAATGGTTTATATGAGATTCTTATGTTGTCCCGAAAGCCAATTGCCAAAGAATTCAAGAAAGCCGTCAAGACAATTCTAAAAGAAATACGAACTAAGGGTGGCTATCTGGCAACAACTATAGAAGATACTGCTGAAACTATCATGGCAAAGGCACTTATGATTGCAGATGAGACCATCAAACGACAAGTTCGGAGTTTAAATGAATTGAATGCTGCGAAGTATGAACTGGAGCAGAAGGTGATTGCTGACAAGCCAAAAGTTGAATGGGCTGATAAGAACCAGGAATCAAAAGGTCTTCATACCGTATCAGCTTGTGTTCACGACCAACGTATCTGCGCCAGCCACATGAACCGTGTACTTGAACACTATAAGATACAGCGTAAGGTCGGTGGAGAATGGGTATTGACAACACCTTGGCAAAATAAAGGTTTTGCAGAAGCTATTCCTATATTCTATCAGACAAAAGACAGTGATAAAGAGTGTACAACTTCTCAATTGAAGTGGTTTGAAAAGGGAAGGAACTTGATGCTCCAGCTCATAAAACATGCCTTGAAAGACGGCTTTCTTCAAGTTAGAGGGAAAAACGGCCGATATACCATCAACACCAAAGGAGACTACAACTACACCAATTTCAAAATGAACTATTGATATGATTAAAGAAAAGGATATTATAGAAATCAAACCTTCAGACTCTCTCTCGTTAATGAGACTGAATGCTCTCATTGGAAGAGAAGCGACAATCACACAAGATCTTACAGATATTGAACGCCTGAATAAAGGATACATGGTGGAGCTGACAGAACCCTATATGGATGAAGTTGATTGGTTTATCCCACAAGAATCCATAGGCGATGAAGATTAGCTTCAGTAAAATTCTTCTCCTGATTGCCCTGGGATTAGGGGTGGCAACTTACACCTTATATAACTGGGGCAGCAGGATGAAAGAAGAAAGAGACTGCTACCGAACCAACACTCAGGCATTGCTCAGGGATGCAGAGTGTGTCCGAATTGATTCTGCAATGATGGCATCAACCATTCAGGTTCTCAATCTTTCGGTGGATGAGTACAAAAAGTACCGTGCGAAAGATGTTGCGACAATCAAGAAATTGGGCGTGCGCATCAAAGATTTGGAAGCTATCGGAAGACACGACGTGGAAGTAAATGCTCCGTTAAATGCTCCGGTGAAAGATACGGCTGTTATCAGAGATACTGTGAAAGTCGATGTAAAGACAGTGAAAATGGATACACCATACATTAAGCTGAACGGTATCATTGAAGACAATCACCTGAAAGGAAATATCCACTTACCAGTACATTTGCATCAGGTATTTTGGGTAGAATACAAACACCGCTTTCTTTGGTGGCGGTGGAAAGTGAAAGCAATACACCAGACAATTTCAAGCGACAATCCGTATGTCGAAATCAAGTATACGGAATTCATTAATCTAAAAAAGTAATCTTATGTTATTCAGAAAGTCATTCCAAACCAAAATCGACGGTGCAAACCGGGTATTCACAGCAACAGTGGAGAAGTTGAAAAACATTCAGGCGGACATCACTGCCAGAGTTGAAAAGAACCACGCTAAAGTTCAGAAGCTGACCAGCGAGAACGAAGAGCTGGAAGACATGAAAGCCAAAGCGGGACGACAAATCGAAGAAATCAGTAAATTCATTATCTAATGGCAGAAATAAATTGTCATGAGCACTAGTTATTCGATGCAAGGTGGCTCAATGGTTACAGCTTTCCGTATTACAATACGCATATCAATAAGTACTATGCCAAGTCTGTTTATGATGACAACATCATAAAGCGATCTTATAGTGACACGCTACGGGAATTGAGGCGGAAGATGAGTAATTATAAATAAAACGAAAAAGGATGGTAAGGCCAGTTCTCTAACCATCCTTTTGTTTACAGTACTACTTATTAATATGTTGTGTACATATAATCAGATTCTCTGATGTTAATATTATCAATGCCCTGCTTTTTATACCACTTTCCAATTGCTTTTTTTAATGAAATACTGCATTCGACAAAATTTCCCCAATTACAATAAGCTGGCGCATTAAGCATAGTATAATAGTAGCTACATTTATTAGGATCAACAGAAGTAGCATATTTGCCCTCATTTTCTTTTATCAATCCATCAGCTTTAAGCATCTGCTCTTCTAAGAATTCTAAATTAGATAGGTAAACATGACTCCTTTGGCTCATTATAGAATCACTTATTCCTCCAGATATTGAATAGGAATAAAAGGATGAAAGAATATCAGCGATTTCTTTGGGTATTAATGGATTACAAACATAGGGATTAAAAACAATAGGATACGCTTCACCCATTTTCAAATAAATACTAAGTGAATCTGATATAAATTCATCATGTCTTAGTTCAAATAAAGTACGATTATAACGATTAACAGAGATTATTCCATCTTCCTGCTTCTGACTGACACTTAATCGTATTGTAGTGTTGTGTATATACTCCACTAGCTGAGATACAGCTTCAATCTGTTTACTTTGAACTTGTTGACGACCAAACTCACTGTAGATCACCCAAGCCAAAATAAGAGTAGCTATGGATATAGCAAAACTTCCCCAATTGATTATTTTCGTGGCTCTATCTTCTCCACTGCTTCTTGCTTCGTTTTCCATACTAATTAATGTTTTTTTGTCAAAGATAGTAAGAATAGACAACATGACAAATTTGTTTTGAGGTAGACTTTTACATCTTAAATTACCTATACCTTCTTATAACTAAATCTATATCATTATAAAGCTAACATTGAAACGAAAATACCTCTGTAATATGTACACCATTGGAAATTTATTCGTTAATGGCAAGTTCTTCTAAAATACAATAACAATTGAAGGTTTCCATATTAATACATAAATAATACTTCAACTACTTCTTGGAAGGCTAATCTGTTATCATGATTGTGCGGAGATATTATCCTTATTTCAACTTTACTCTTCGTCTATATTTTCCTCTTCATTCTCTTCAGTTTTTAGAAGAATATAATCAATATGTTCAATATTGCCTTTTCTATCTTGCCTAACAATAATTCGATAGGTTGCGCCACAATCATCACAAATAAAGTCTTCTTCTTCTGAATGATAGTCAATAGGAATTATAGCATCGCACTCGGTGCATATAATGAAATGTGAACAGCAGTTGTCACAATAACCTTCTAAGGTTTCCGAATAAGCTTTTCTATTTAATTCCTCAATGGATCTTGTATCAAAACTAAAGCGTAATTGTCTTTCATCAAATAAAGGATACTTTTCGTTTCTGATTTTAATTTTATTAGAAAAATCAATAAAACCCAGATTAGAATCGTAACATATAGGGCAGTCGATAATATCACTGTCATAACCTGTATAATCGTCGTAATCTTGAAGATCAGTTTCATCGAATAAAGTAATTTGAGACACTTCATTCAATAGAGCACCAAGGTTACTACAATATTGTGTACCTGTTTCATCTAAGTAATCTTTAAGATCATCGTGAATCATACTTTCATCTTCAGATGAAGAGAAGTCTGTTTTATTATTCGATACAAAGTAATTTGTTGCATAAAGATGAAGATTATCAGGAAAAAAATCCGGTGTCTCATCACAGTTTTTCTTTATATATTCAACCCCGCTTAATAGAATAACCATATCAGCCATACTATTTGATTTTCTCCCCTTGAAAGGTGCCAGTTTCTTTAAAGCCTGTTTGGCACTATCAATATAAACTTGATCCGATATAGGACATTTTATAGTATGATTTAGAAGCATGTCTTCTACATTTTTAAGATGTTGTTCATTGTGTGCTATTCGAGCCTCAATATCACTAATTTCAGTTCTTATAGCTACAACATCTGCACTTCCTACCTTTATTGACTTCTTTAGTCTATGCTCTGCATCAGTCTTTTTATTATACAATTTCTCAATATAAGAACTTGCACTTTTTTTATTTCGATTCCATTCTTCAACAATTATGTCGTTTGATAAAAGAGTTAGCTGTCCTGAATCCACACAATTCTTCAATGCATTTAACATACGAATATGAGGAGTTTTATCATTTTTATCTTTATCAAGGCCATATCCATTGGCTAAATATATCCAAGCATTAGTATCTATTGTTGCGTATATCATAGTTTTATAGTAGATTATTTAGTGTACAAAAAATAGCAACACAAATTTACGACAAAAAGTGATTGATGCAAACTAAAATAGAATAAAATGTCTATACCTTAAATATATGTATAAACTATAACAACTATGAAACTCATACTAAAACGTAAATTCCTCGGGGATAAGTACATTATCGGGGATTTATTCATTGACGAAAGGTTCTTCTGTAACACAATTGAGGATACAGTAAGAGAACTTCCGGCAGCTTGCCCTTATACTCCCCAAGGACAATCCTGCAAATGCAAAGGGAAAGTCTATGCGCAGACTGCGATTCCAGCTGGAACGTATAAAGTAACCATGGAGTACAGCCCACGTTTCAAAAGAAAACTGCCACTTCTACACAATGTACCTCATTTCCTTGGAATTCTAATCCATAGTGGAAACGATGAGACAACTTCTGCCGGGTGTCTAATCGTGGGAAACAACACTATCAAAGGCAAAGTAACAGAGTCACGAGTTACTTCTGATAAACTGAATGCTATTCTTTCAAAAGAAACACAAATCACTATTGAAATCATAAATGGCAAGTAAAAAGTTAATCCCGCCAAAGAACCTTCACATTGACTTTAAACCTTCACCTAAGCAATACGAACTATGGAAACTTCTCCAGCCTGAATGCCCTATCTGCGGAGGTGAAATCGAACAAAAGCTGATAGACTACGACGCTAACCATAATCCTAAGTATAAGCCACACTGTATTAAGTGTGGTAATTCTAACATACCACAACTCGTTTTGGGTGGTGGTGCCGCTGGTAAACGATTCCTCTGCCAGCCTATGCAGTAATGCATAGAAAACAATCTCTTTAATTGCTGGAAACTCTGACCACGTAATAGTGAAGACAATCAGCAGCTAAGCCGGGAAACCGGAAAGTTCAACGACTATCCCTTCGGGGAGTACAATCAAGCGATTGGAAATGGGAGACTCCTTAGAAAACTAAGGATGAAGATATAGTCTTATCTGTATGGAAACATACAGCAGCGAAAGCGGTCACATCGTAGCGGAATGTGGCGAAAACAAATCAAATGGGTGGAAAATCTTATGAAGGAAGCGTTTGGCTAATAAGTAGTTGCATTCGTTTCGAGAACATTCGTGCTGTAGTTGCTCGAAAGACATTGAAGTCTCTTAAAGAAAGTACATGGAATACATTGAGAAGTATTCTAAAAGGGTATAAGCTACAAGAGGACATACATTTTCGAGTCAATAACATAGAAGGTACTCTTACTTTTTGGAATGATTCGATAATCATTATGAAAGAGATGTGTGATATACCAAGTGATCCGAACTTCGAACGATTCGGCTCATCCGAGTACACTTGTGCCTTTATTGACGAATGCTCGGAAATCTCCGAAAAAGCAGTCGAAGTACTCTTTTCTCGTATCCGTTGGAAAACTCACGAAACATTCAAGGTTCCTAAGATGCTAATGACAACCAACCCCACAACCAACTGGGTGAGAGGAAGATTCGTACAAGACGAAAATGGTGACAAGGTAACTACACGAGAAGGAGAATTTTACGTTCCCTTCAGTGTATTCGATAACCCAGACATCGCTTTCCGTCAAACCTACGAAGCAGCTCTAAACAAAATCAGCGATCAGGCAACAAAAGAGCGATTACTTTATGGTAACTGGGATTTTGTTGAGGCAAACGATATGGCGCTTTACAATCAGTTCGACGGAACCAAGCATTTGATTACCGGACTAAAAGAAAAGGTATATGACCCAACGAAACCTCTGATCGTAGTGTGGGACTTTAACGTCGCACCTTATATGTCCACTCTGTTGGTACAGATTGATTACGACAAGAAGAAGGTATATATTATTGAAGAGATACTGGGAAAGGCAGAGGACAAAGAGAACAACACGCCATCACTTGCCCGGAAGATAAAGAAGAAGATGTACCGTCAAAAACATATCGGAGGTTTGGATATAACAGGCGACCCAGCCGGACTTCAACGTTCCACCACCAACGAGGACGGCATTAATAATTATACGATTATAAATGAGACGTTGGGTAAAGGGATACTTCGACCAAAGATTAAACTACTGAAGAAACAGCCACCACAGGCACCACGCTGTGAATTCGTGAACGAAGTGTTTAAAGGGTATAATGGCTGGGAAATAATGATTGACCTACGTTGCCGGAAGCTTACTCAAGACTTAATTTATCAGCTAAAGAATGAAGACGGAACTAAAGGGAAGCCTAAAGTTACCGATAGCAAGACTGGAGTGAAGTACGAAAAGTACGGGCACTTATCCGACTGTCTTGACTATCTGCTGTGTTATTACCTTAGAGATGCATGGTATAAGTTCAAGAGTGGAGACGATAGTGGCAGTATACTTTCTACTGCAAATATTTCAGAAGGATTTAACTACTAAAACAACTAATATGTACAGACGATTTCTTAATGATTCCGATTACCTGAGTCTTCTCACTCCTGAAGCTCTTTCTCAGATAACCCGTAACGACTCTGAACGATTCATTCAAGCAGAGGAAGCGGCTGAAATGAGTATCGTGGAATATTTGAGCGAGAATTACGAAGTAGTGCGGGAATTGAATAAGGGTAAATACATCGCCCAGTATAACAGACGTATCACGTTTCCTGTCGGAGCACACATTTATATGGAAGACAAGATATATGAGGTAATACAGTCCTTATGTGGATATAAAGCCCCTTCGCTTGTTGAGTACTGGGAAGAATGCCTGGAACTCAATTTGGATTTAGAATCAATAAACAACTACTCCCAGTTTGGTACCTATTATAAAGGTAACGTAGTAAAGTACAATGAGATTTTATACACTTGCCTTCAAGATAACGGCTACAAGTTCAACAACATCCGAATCCCTCTTGTTTGTGGCTGGCTGGAAGCTCATTATTTTGATTGGGAACCGGTAGATTATAATCAGTGGGATGTAGTTAGATTTGAAGGTATTTTCTATACTTTAATGCACCATGATAACTTCGACAATAATATCACTCCGCTAAAAAGTGATAACTGGGGAGCTATAGCTGATTATGATTCCAATTATAATGAATATGAATTGAATGGGCATGAATATGTCGTTTATGAAGGAAAGGTGTTCTATCCAGAACTTGACGTTAATTCCGACGTCCCGGAAGTAGGAAAGAACTTATCACTGCATGATCCACGTAATTACAATCTGAAAAAACACATGCTTAGATTGGCCGTTTATGAACTTACCAAGTTGATTGCTCCCAATAATGTAAGCGTTGTTAGGTTACGTGACTATGAGGATTCAATGAAGTGGTTGAATGATGCGGCTAAGCTACGTCTCAATCCACAGATTCCTAGAAGACTAGCAGAAGATAGAAAGCCTGTAATGGATTGGCAACTTGCTACTTTTCAAACGGATTATGATCCGTACAAGAATCCGTGGCTAACCTAGAGCTATATTAATTTACTATTTGGATAATAGTATTGTCTTTTTTAATATTTTTGCAGTGTGCACTAATATTGAATATTATGGATAACGCAAGAAAAATTGCTTGGATTAAAAATGTTAAGAGAAACAATGGAGAAGGGTGGGCATACGCTGATGTTTTAGATAAACCCACTTTTAAATTGCATTGGCCTACAAAGAAAAAAGGTACTGCTAGTACTCCTTCAGTCGGAGATATTATTGTTTTATTTCAAAAGCCCAATATTATAAATGGTAAAAGGAACTATAAAGTTCATTTAACTCACCTAGTTACTCCTGTATCTAATGTTGTGAAAGAGGATGAAATGGCGCCTGACCATAAATGGTATCGTGATGTTAAGCTTATTGCGATTGCGAATCCTATCGAAGCAATACCTAATCCAGGATACTTTAATTTTTTCTTAGCAAACAGAGGGCTGACAAACCCTATTAAGAATTTAGAAAATAGAAAAGGTTGGGATGTCGAACAAACTAAAGATATTATATGGTCATTATTCAACAATTTTATATGTGAATATGAAGATGATGATAGCGAACCAAACTTATTATCAGATAATGATAGCGGATATGTAGAAGGCGATCCTGTCTCTGCTCATATTGATAAAGAAATGGCAAGAAGAAACAGCTATGTTGTTTTGGAAGCAAAGAAAAGAGCTTTAAGAAATGGGAATGGACACATTTTATGTGAATGTTGTGGATTTGACTTTCTTGAATTCTATGGGGAACTAGGTAATGGATTTATTGAATGCCATCATAAAAAATTCATTTGCGATGGTGAAAGAATAACTAGAATAACAGATTTAGCTATGGTATGCCCCAATTGTCACAGAATGCTACATAAGAATATGGAAGGTCGTTATTATACAGTGGAAGAACTTAAAAAGTTTCTCGATAACCGATGATTACTTCTTATATACAAATGTGATTATAAAAACTGAAAATTAACGAATGACTAATAGGGACAAATAAAATAAATAAATTACCTTTGCGCCCGTTTTGGACAAAAAAAATAATAACCCCCTTATGACAAAAGCAGATATTGTAAATCAAATCAGCAAAAGTACAGGAGTAGATAAAACGTCTGTGCTATCAACCGTTGAGGCTTTTATGGAGATTGTAAAAGACTCATTATCAAAAGAAGAAAATGTGTACCTTAGAGGTTTTGGAAGCTTCATTGTGAAGAAAAGGGCAGAGAAAACAGCTCGTAACATTTCTAAAAATACTACGGTCATCATCCCACCCTGCAACGTTCCCGCTTTTAAGGCTTCTAAAGAATTTGTGAATGGTTTGAAGAAATAACCGTTAAATAGCCCGCCCATAACATAAATAGGGCGGGTTATTTTTTATCTTCTTACGACACTCGGAACAATCTATTTAATTTATGATGTTTATCCAACAGGCAAATGTAGGTTCCAGTCTCTAACTTTAGCTCAATTGCATTTTCTTTCCCAGGAGTCCCCAAAAGATTTTCTTTTTCCATATCATCAAGAATTGCAGCGATCAAATCTCCGGTTTCCGGATTCAACTTTTCATTTGTTTCAGTTTCCGGCAATGATTTTAGATGCTCTATAAAACCGTTATTTAATGATATTTTCTTTTTCATATAATTGAAGTATTTATAGCAAATAGCAGAAAAATGAGATAGCCTAAATTGAAGTGTCCATAAATCTAACAGACTAAACTTGGACAGTCTTTTCAATGCATTACAACGATGGTCTCTAGTTTCTAAGTCTAAGATATGTAAAGCGCAGTTGTCGCAAAGAATGTATAGCTTACTGTCGTGAATCAATGTACTGTAGATATGACATAACAAAATAGGAAAACAATATAAATCGTCATCGTCAAATTCAACTTCTTCAAAATCTAATCTGAGATTAAGTTGGGCTGCTACAGTTCGCAGTTCAAGGTAACTCTCATAAATACTTTGTCGTTTCATTGAACGGACTACTGTTTTGATGATATAAAAATCAATGTTACTCATGGCTTTACATCGTTTTATCGCACCATAAAAAAGGTGCGAGACTCTTCTATTACGGAGCAGGAGGCTCTGACAAAGCCCAAACCCAATATAATAGTTAAGCCCGCACCAATTGGAGTCATATACTGAGAGTATATAGTCCTGGCACGAACGTTAAACACATTATTGGGTTATGAGTAAATTGTCAGATTTCCTGCATCCAATATGTTAACGTACTACGACGTTTGAAATGGATTTCTCCCCATTTCTGGAAGCAAAGATATAGAAATATTTAGAAAAACAAAAGGCATTGCTGAATACAATGCCTTTTACAACCTAAAGTTATATGAGTTGGTAGTTATATCAAATTATTGATAGTCATTCGCATCTCCTCGCACTTGGTGTTCTTGAAGTAATGCTTTTGAATGGCTTGAATGCTATTACCGGCAAACTCTGCTACAACAATGGTAGGAAAGCCCGAATCTGCCATTTTTGTTATGAACGTTCCTCGTGCAGAATACCAGGTGATTTTTTCAGGGTACATTACCATACCTCGTACACGTTCCAATAGATTATTGACCTTTCTTTCAATCGTTTTAATACGACTCTCTTTTTGCTTTTCAGTTATATGCTTTTCTTGAAAGATTGGGAGCACAAAATTGCCAACGCTTTTCTCCTTATATTTATTAATGATTTTCAAGGCTTTATCTGTAAGAACCATTTTTGCGCATTTAGTCGTTTTCATGCGCTCATAAATCAGCATATTCCCTTGGATGCAATCCCAAGTAAGATAGCAAACGTCCTTGTCTCCCATACCACCAGCGTAGAAACTAAATAAAAATAAGTCAAGGTAGAACTGTTCTTCCTCTGTAAAATAGTCACGGTCTATTTCCTCTATTTTTTGGAACACCCCATAGGGGATTGTTTTGGGTGTGACATTACCCCAAACCATTTTTTCCTTAGCAACATTAAATTGGGAAACTTTAGCTCCTGGAATTCCGTCCTTATTCGCATTTGAGCACATACCTCTAAGTAACCTTAATTTCGTACACAATCCTCCTTTGTTTCCATTATCTAAACCTAGTTTTTCAATATAAGCTATAAAGTCTTTGATAAACTGTTCGTTTATATCACGAAAGAAATAAGTAGAGAAGCTTCTACCATATTGTTCTAGTGTGAACTTATCCAGTTGAACTTTGAAGTAGCCTAATCTTCTTGCATTAGTATCACATGTCACAATGTTTCCATTTTTCACTCTTTCTGTATTCCGACATCGCTCCATATAGCCTTCTAGCCAAGTAACAACTGTTATAACTTTAGGTTCATCTCGTCTGCATGTTTGAGTGTTATCAAGGCTGTGTGACCATTGAACTGGTGACCAGGGTTCATTTGCAGCTTCCCAATCTTCAACTACTCTAAGGTACTGCATTTTCATGTCAAGTAGAAGTTTGTTCTTCGTTGCAGTTTCAGTACCTTTGGATTTAAATGACTGCGTTTCATTATCCCAGTCTTTGTAAGCACCAGTTATATCTAAGATTTTAGATACTCGTGCATATCCAGTCTGAAAAAATACCATTTCTAACTTGACAAGCTGTTTGTCCTTCGGATTCTCTTTACCTTTAATGTTTAATGAATAAGACATAATTAATTGTTTTTTAGTTACTCATGTAGTGTACCCCGAAATTCGGATGTATTTTCACCATACATGGAAGTGTAGGTTCACTACAGCCTTTTTAGTTTATTCTTGTATGTCGTAAATACTTCGACACTCTAAAAAGACTTATAACCATACTAATAATCAATTAATTATGTCTTATTTCTAAGCAGCAATTACTATCAGCCAAAACTTTTACCCTCTCACTGTTGTGCCAACAAGGTGGCACAAATTCATTCATAGGAAGAAGAGGATTAAAGCGTCAACAAATACTTCTTGAAGTCCGCAAAGTCTTTTGTCATTTGAAGGC